ATCGGGTCATCGGGTAATGGCGCAAAGATCGGGTCATCGGGTGATGACGCACAGATCGGGTCATCGGGTAATGGCGCAAAGATCGGGTCATCGGGTGATGGCGCAAAGATCGGGTCATCGGGTAATGGCGCAAAGATCGGGTCATCGGGTAAAAATAGCGTGGTAATGTGTGCCGGGAATAATTCAATAGCGAAGGCAAAAATTGGCTCTTGGATAACACTTGCTGAATGGGGAAGAGACGATAATGGAGATTGGATCCCGATAAACGTGGTAACAAAAAGGGTTGACGGGGTCGAGATAAAAGAAGACACTTATTACAAGTTAGTCAACGGGGTATTCACGGAAGTTGATAGATAATAATTTAAGTATATGAAAAAAGGTGATAAAGTAACTACAACACACGTGGAAGGGATATTCACGGTGAAAAGCATTGACGAAAAAAGCGGGATCGCCACGATCAAGCAGCAGAGAGGATTGATGTTCAAGGTTCCCGTTAGCTCTCTACGCAAGGTTCTTTAGTTCTGTTATTTGTTTGTTGGTAATTAAAAACGGCCGGGTGGAAGTCCCGGCACACGGTGGGTAACAGCTTGGAGAAGCATTATTCCTGAAACCGATGACACCCAAGGGGTTCGATTCCCCTTCCCACCTCTCTAAAAAAGAAAACCGCCTGTATTGAACGATAGCGGTTAAAAAAATCCCGAAACTGGTGCAGGGAAATGAATCCAGTCAACGCATGACGGTAGCGAATCATCGTCACGGGTGCAGCCCCGGTTGAATCTGCCGTGAACCTCGAATAGAGTAGTATCGAAACAATCCTCGCGGAGAACATGACTGGTTGACTTGTCCCTTTCAGCAGCAGGTAAAAATAAGAACTTCATAAACCCCGGTCGATTCAGTCGTGCGCTTCGATGCGAGCCGGGGACAATTATTAATCAATTCAAACACAAAGGTATGGAAATAATTCAAATTAATCAAGCCGAGATGTTACAGGCTATCAACAAGGCAGAAGTGGACATTCAAATATCGACAGCGAAACAATATCCACGGGACATACACAAGGTGCTAAGCACGATAGAGACTTACGCCACGATGGACACGGAAACGGCAGAAGATTGTTTTTACGCTTTACGAAGAGGACGAGGTAATGATGCAGCCGTGATCGAGGGGTTATCGGTTCGCATGGCCGAGATCGTGGCGGGGGCGTGGGGAAACATCCGAGTTCAAACTAGGATAATAGGCAATGACGGGAAGACGATCACGGCGATGGGTATTTGTCACGATCTCGAAACGAATTTTGCCGCTTCCGTTGAAGTGAAACGCAGGATAACTGACAAGTACGGGAAAACATTCTCCGAGGACATGCAAGTAGTCACGGGAAACGCCGCTTCGGCTATCGCTTTCAGGAACGCCGTTTTCAAGGTTATCCCGAAAGCGGTGACGAAAAAGGTGATCGCTAACGTGAAACAAGTTGCATTAGGTCAAAGTATCGATTTAGAAACTAGTCGCAAGAGAATGATCGATTATTTCTCGAAAATCGGTGTAACCCAAGAACAACTTCTTGATCACTTGGAGGTGAAAGGTGTTGATCAAATCGACAAGGAAAACATAATATACCTCAGGAGCCTCGCCAACGCTATAAAAGAAGGTACCACGTCGGTAAAAGAAACGTTCGGGAACAAGTTCGAGACGGTTGTTGACACTTCTCTCGATCCCTCGACTCTCAAAACGGAATCTGACGTGAAGGCCGCCTTGTTGAAAGGCCAAGTAACCAAAGAGGAGGCCGACAAGTTGATCGAGAATTTAAAACAGGCAAATTCATTAAACAATGGAGAGACAAAAGAACAACCTTCAGGACAATCCTGAATGGTACAGAGACAGGTTATTCCATTTCACCAGCTCGGAATTGTACAAGCTACTTTCCGAGCCACGTGAAAAGGTAAAGAAAGAAGCTGGAGAGCTTTCCGAAACTTCAAAATCGTACGTGTACGATAAAATTTCAGAGTACATAACTAATGGAACTTGCCTAGATTACAAGGATATTAACACTAGAGAGGTGGCGTGGGGTAAGGAACTAGAGATAAGTGCAAGACACGCTTACGAGAAGAAAAAAGGCGTGGAGGTAAACGACTGCGGTTTTTTCGAGTTTAATGATTACTTCGGTGGATCCCCGGATGGACTTGTCGGTCAAGACGGTTTTATCGAGATAAAATGCCCGTTTAACACCTCGATTCACGTTAAGCATCTTCGCTTAAAGGACGAGAATGACTTGAAAAAAGAGCATTACGAGTATTACGTGCAGATACAAGGTAATTTTATCGCAACGGGACGCAAATGGTGTGATTTCATTAGCTATGACCCTAGATGCCAAAGTGAACTTTTTGCACTCAAAGTGATACGTGTTTTGCCTGATCAAGAATTTATCGAGAATTGTATCAAAAAACTAGCGAAGGCAAACGAGTACAAGGAAAAGGTGATGGATGAGATCATCAAGTTGCAATGTGCTTAATAATTAAAATTCAGACAAGATGATAAAGATTATAGCAACAGGAAACATCGGCAAGGATGCCGAGTTGAAACAAATCGGGGGCAATAATTACGCTTGCTTTTCCATCGCCATCACGGAGAAGGTAAAAGGGGAATCACGAACGACATGGGTTGATGTCGTGAAGTACGACAAGGAAGGGAAATTAACCCCTTACTTGAAGAAGGGTGTCCGGGTTCAAGTTATAGGTAAACCGACCACGTCCGGTTACACGAACAAGAACGGTGACATCGTTTCAACCCTGACGATATGGGTGATGAACGAGCTCGAATTTCAAGAAGGGATGAAAAAAGAAGAAGGCAACGGTGGAGGGTTGGATAACATCCCGCAGGATGATGATAGTGACAATATACCATTCTGATCATGTTGTACGACCCGAAAAACCCAATAGACAGGGAGAGAGCCACTAGACGGATGAACGAGTTCTTTCAAAAAGGACAAGTGTTTGATTTGACGGGGAAAAATCCTAAAAGGACGATCCGTCAGAACTCGTACTTGCATCTTATCCTAGGTTATTTCGCCGTCGAGACGGGTTATACCATTGAATGGGTAAAAGAAAAGTATTTCAAGAAACTTTGTAACAAGGATGTATTTTACAGGGTGAAACACGATAAATTTCTCGGTGATGAACCTTATTATCGAAGTAGTAAAGATCTTGACACGGGAGAAATGACAACGGCGATTCAACGTTTCAGAAACTGGGCCTCGTCAGAAACTGGAATATACCTTCCCGAACCTAACGAGGACAAGTTTCTTCAATATATCGAGATAGAGTTGCAACGACACAAGGAGTACTTATGAAATCCATCCCCAACACCCTACACGCCGACTTAATCAAGTTCCTTGAATCGTTACCCGATCACGTAACCGGGAACACGATTCGGGATCTTGAGTTCAAGAGGAAGGCAACGTTATTAAAAAGGAAACTTGAAAGATGTAAGGATATAACACATGAAAGTACAGCTAATAAACCTCGGCCGGAACAAGGTGAACGAGATCGTTTACCCGGCTGACATGAAAGTCTTGCAGAGGATAATCAACAAGCACGTGTTAACCACTTGCTGGGAGTTGTCACCATCTGGCAAGGAAGATAATGAACACCTTGTCCTTCGGGGCATGGACATGATTGGAAAGATTAAAATTTTAAAACAATAAAAATTATGACAGCGAATTGGTTTGAAGTAAAAGTAAAATACACGAAAGTAGATGAAGACGGCAGGCAAAGAAAAGTGTCCAAATTATACCTATTGGATGCCGTTAGCTTCACGGAAGCGGAGAGTAGAATTATCGAGGAATTAAGAGAGATAATTCAGGGCGATTTCTACATAGAGGCGATAAAGAAATCCAACATTACCGAGTTGGTAGAATCTAAAGACGGTAATGATGACAAGTGGTTCAAAGCGAAAGTAGCGATCATTGACGCTGACAGCATTTCCGGCAAGGAGAAGAGATCGAACCAGTATTTTCTCGTTGCCGGTTCCGACGTTGACAAGTCGTTGGAAAATTTACAGAAAGCGTTATCCACTTACGTTGTCCCGTTCGAGATCGTGCAAGTTGGTGATTCCAATATAATGGACGTGTTCCCTTATTTCGAGGACAAACAAGAATAAAACACAGCCCGTGAAACGGGCATGAATGAGTGGTGCAATTGGTAGACACTATAATGTTCCGGTTATGGTCGTATCATGCCTAAAGATGATGCTAAGTGCTAGTACGTCGAAAATAAAGCCTGACACGCTGGAAGTTATCGTACGGTGCGGGTTCGATCCCCGCCTCATTCACTAATTAAAAAAACATACACTTATGAGAGACAGAGAACATCAAACGCAAGTCGCTGCCGTGAACTGGTTCCGGATGCAATACCCCGGAAAGCTGATTCACGCTATCCCTAACGGTGGGGCTAGGAATATAGTCACGGCAGCCAAGCTGAAAGCGGAAGGAGTTGTAGCCGGAGTCCCGGATTTGTTCATCCCGGAGCCGTCCGGACAATATCACGGTCTATTCGTGGAAATGAAGGTGAAGGGTGGACGGTTGCAGCAGACGCAAAAGAACATGATCGGTAAGTTAAAAGAGAGAGGTTACAAGTGTGCCGTGTGCTGGTCGCTTGACGATTTCATGAAGGTTTTGAACGAATATTTCGGCTAGGATATTTGAAATTACGGATAATAGTTGTATGTTTGAAATGTTGTTAAAACGCAAGATCATGGGACAATGTAATGATAATTCACAGCTCGCATTGAGAATTCATATCAAGAATTCAGAACCTATCCAAGTGTCTGATTTTACTGCATCAATGAACGCTATCGGATCGTACTTTTCTAGTTTTGCTCAAAAGAACGGTATGTCCAAGGAATTATCTAACGCCAAGCTATGCGTTAGCAAGATAACCGAAGGTTCTATTGACATTCATCTCGTTGAACTGGTTTCCCTATCCATGATCCCGTTCGTGGAGAATTTCAACTTAATCATGGAGTTTGCCAAGAACTTGAAAAACGTCTACGATTATTTCACTTCATCTTCTGGCGAAAAACCAGAATTGACAGCTAAAGAATTGCAAGATTTGCATGATATTCTGTCAATACCTTCTAAAGATCAATGTGGGCAAATGGACATTCAGGTGATAAAAGGAGATGTTAATAATGTTGTCTATACTGGTTGCACTTTCAATTATATAGAGAGCAACGGTACCCAAAATTTAATTGATAAAGAGATTGAAATTGTAAAATCCGTATCTGAACAAGACGAGATACACACGAATCAACTCATGATCATGTATCAAATCAGGGGTATCAATAGCAATTCTGGAAATAAAGGGATAATAGAAGCGTTAAACAAAAAGGCGTTAAATCTCTTGTTTGAATCTGATGGAATCAAGGATCAGATAATAAATTCAAAGAACAATCCATTAAAGAAAGTGTTTGCCGTTGATGTTGTTATACAAAACATGAATAACAAACCGTTTGCTTATAAAATCGTTAAACTACTTGATGTTTTTGATATAGAAGACTAACCTTCCACATATTTATATTTTTAGTATCAAGGCGAGTAAATTCTACTCGCTTTTTTCGTGGAATTTGGAATTTAAAGATAATAGTTGTACGTTTGTGGTGTTCATGCCAAGGACAAAACATACATACTAAAAAAGTCAGAGCTATTTTTATGGCTACTGGTAAGCTATTATCTAACGATATAAGGCTATCACTCCTATTGGGCTGTGACTTTTTAGTTATAGTTTGTTCTTGGCAGAATAAAAGGAGGCGATAGCCTTTCTTTATTATATTAAATTCAAATTTCGACCAAGTTATGCCAAGAACAAGCGAGATTTGTAAAGGTGCGAAGTATAGTAACACCCGAACACGTGAATCCCAACGAAAGAGGGAAATCCAAAAGTTGCAACACAAACTTTCCAAGTTGCACGAAGAATTAAGCAAGGAGAAAGAGTGCAAGAACAAAGCTTATTACTTCATCCTTAGCACGAACAATTTTAATAGATATGCTGAATTCAGTAAAAAATTTGACGGTTTCACGGCATGGCACGAGGCGTGCGTGGTGAAAATGCAAATGGACGCGTTGGAAAGTAAATAATCTAAACCAAATAATACATGAAGACAAATCAAGAAATGATTCGTCCGATGGGTAATTTTAACGTTATCCAGAGGACGAAGGACGGTATGTTTAACGCCACTGATTTATTGAAACAATGGAATTCATTCAATAGTCAGCAAAAACAGATAGTCCACTACACGGAGAATTCTTCCACGTCTGAATTTATAAACGCCTTGATACTAGAGGAAAATTTAAAAGAACGGAATTCCGTTATTATACAATGCAGAGGTAAAAATGGTGGAACGTGGATGCATCCTTTACTTTTTATCGACTTTGCCATGTGGTTAAACCCAACCTTTAAGGTAAAGGTTTTAAAATTCGTTTCCGACGAGATGATTCGTTACCGCAATGATGCCGGGGATGCTTACTTGAAATTAAGTTCTGCCGTGATGAAAATAGTACCAAGGGATTTCATGCCTAAAGCGATGAAGAAAATAGCGGAGGCTTTAAACTGGGTAATATTTAACGAACACGAGAGCGGGATCAGGAACAAGCACGGGGAGGAAAGCAAGCAAAGAGAATTGTTTCACTTGGAATCCAAGGTTACAGATCTTATAAACGAGGGATTTATCACGTCGTACGATCAACTTCTTAAATATTTAAGGAAACAATGGAATAATAATTGGCAACCTAAAGTATTGCAAGCATAATGGAAGAAGATAAAATTTTAAAAGAAATTGCCTAAACGTCCAAACAAAAAGATAGTACCGTTTCCCGACCGAGAAGCGGTACTAAAACCTAAAATCACTCCTTCAGACTGCCTTACCTGCATTCATCATTCAGTTTGGAAGTACAACTTGATCGAGTGCAAGTACAGGGTTTGCCCGCAGCCTAACTGTAAACACAACAACATCACTTGCGTGAATTATGAGAGATAGAACAATGACACACGGTAGTCTTTTTAGCGGAATTGAAGGTTTCGGGCTAGGAGCAGCTCTGGCTGGTATTAAAACCGATTGGAGTTGCGAATTTGAAGATTATCAAACGAGAGTAATTAAAAAAAATTTTGGTAAAAATCATGACATCAACAGAGATATTAGAAGTTATAGAAACCCGCCGTTTGTTGACATCATTAGCGGTGGATTCCCTTGTCAAGACATATCAATTGCTGGAAAAGGCATCGGAATTAAAGGTGAAAGAAGCGGGTTGTGGAGCGAGATGTTTAGAATTGTGGGGGAAGTTAGACCCGATTACGTCATCATTGAAAACAGCCCAATGCTCCTTGTTCTAGGATTCGAGAGAGTGTTATGCGACCTTTCCCAAATCGGGTATGATGTCGAGTGGCAATGTTTATCTGGCACCGACTTTGGCATACAACAGGGTCGGGAACGATTATATTGTATTGCCTACTCCAACGAAGTCAACCGCAAACGGGGCATGCAAGAATCGATATTTCGGAAGCCATACTTATCGTGGCAACATACACGAGTATATCCGGGATGGAGAACAAGACAGTCAATACCCTCACCCCGTTTTGCTGGAAAGCATAATGAACTTCCCGATCGGGTGGACAGAACTCACTGTTTAGGGAATGCGGTACAGCCTATTGTAGCTCATTATTTATTCGAGTGCATAAAAGAATTTGACAGGCAAGTAGAAACAAATTAAATAAAAATACACATGAGCGAGAAAAGAGTAACCCACTCCGGGAAAATCACGATCCCGGTAGAAGTAGAAGTGAAATTCAAGACGGTAAAACCGGAAGGTGAAGAAGAATTCGTCAGCATGACAGCTTACGAGATGCTGGCTAACGCTTTCGATGCAGCGATGGACGAGATAACGATGTTAAGGATCAAGCTGGCGAGAATACAGGAAGTGATTAAAGACAAGTAGTGATGAAAGAATCCACCAAGAGATGAATGAATTATAATTCTAGTTTAAGGCGAAAAATTAAAATAGTAGAAGACGTTATTTTAGAAAATGGAGAAAAACTAAAATAAGAAAATATGACGACAATAGAAAAAATCAGAGCAATAACGAAAAGTAATCAACTCAATATAGATCAAGTATTGAAACATATAGAAGATAGGGCTAATCACGGGGAATCTTGTGCATTATTCTCAAATTTAAGCGAAGGAGCTTTTCAAGAACTGTTTGAATGTGGATTTAGGTTATCAAAATTCATTGATCAAATCGGAATGAATGTTATTAAGGTTGAATGGTAAAAACGAAACAATTTAATCCATGAAAGTAAAGATAACAAGAGTAGTTCTCGTCATGGAAGACGGGAGCAAAACGACAATTAAACCTAACAAGATCGTTGAAGGGTTGATAGAGTTCATGGAGAAAAAGAAACAATAGTTGTGATTATGGATACGATAACAGAACAAAGCTACCCGACTTTATTAAAAGATCCCAGGTGGCAAAGAAAAAGGCTTGAGGTCATGAAAGCGGACAACTTCACTTGTCAATGCTGTTTCCGGAAAGACAAACCATTGAACGTTCATCACAAGACATACATTCAAGGGGCGATGCCGTGGGAATACGAGACGAGGGACTTGATCACGCTTTGCGAGGACTGTCACAAGAAATACCATCATGACGTGAAGAAAATGAAATATTTTGCCGATCAGCTTGAGGTTATTGCTTGTGCCTTGAAAGTAGTGGCAAGCATATAAATGAATTAAAATTATGGCAAGACCAGAAGAATACGGGCTAAAATACTTTTCTTTCGACGTGGATTTTTTTACAGACGAGAAGATAGAGGCTATATCTGGGGAATTCGGTATAAAAGGAGAAATTGCAGCCATAAAGCTGCTTTGTGCGGTATATCGCAACGGTTACTTCATAGAGTGGAATGAAATGCTGAAAATGAAATTACTTCGAAATTTACCCGGTGTCAGCCCTGAATTACTCGATCAAATCATAAATCGCTTGGTTAAATGGGGATTTTTTGACGAACACCTTTTTAACTCGGTAAAGATTTTGACAAGCAGGGGAATTCAAAAGAGATATTTCGAGGCTGTAAAAAGACGCAAATTATCTTGCGAATTACCTTACATTTTAGTTAATGCAACAAAATGCACTATTAATGTAGACAATAACCATGCATCAACTACAATTAATGTAAACAATAACCCCACAAATAAAAGTAAAGTAAATAATATTCCCCCTATATCCCCCCTTGTTGATCCGAACGAGTACGTGGAGCTATCCAAGCTGAAAGATCACGTGATAAACTTCGAGCAAGCGTGGTACGAGAATATAGCCATGAATAGACGCTTGTCTCCCGGTTCTATAATCAAGTGGCTAGAAACTTTCTTCTCGGAACAGGAAATGAACGGGGAAACGGAAAGGAGCCTTAAAGACATAAAAAAACATTTTAACAACTGGCTTAGAAATCAACTTGATAACGATAGAAAGGAGGTAAAAAATGCAACAGATGACAGGGTGTATTGAAGGATTAGTAACCCCTCAAGCCAAGGACGTGGAGTGTGCCGTGCTAGGGGCGTTAATGCTCGAGCAAAACGCCTTGACGAAAGTGATAACGCTACTAACTCCCGATTGTTTTTACATCCCGGCTAACAGGGTTATTTACGAGAACATGATTGCATTGCACAGGGATAACAAGCCGGTGGATTTACTCTCCGTTGCCGAGAGGGTGATGAATAACGAGACGGTGAACTCTAACGGGGGTATCTCTTACGTGTCCAGTCTCACGAACATGGTTGCCGGTGCGGCGAACATAGAGTACATGACCATGATCCTGTTACAGAAACACGTTGCCCGGAGCGTTATTGACAAGTGCAATAAAATCTCACGCCAAGCGTACGATGATTCGGTAGACATCGGTGACGTGGTTGAGGAATTGTCGAATACAAGCCGTGAGATAAGCGAAATGTTATGCGGTAGGTCAAATATACGACACGTCAGTAAAAGTGTCTCTAAAGCGATGAGAGAGGCCGAAAACAGGCAAAATATGTCTCGCAAGGGGATAACGGTCGGCGTGGATACCGGCATACACGACTTGAACGTCATAACCGGGGGCGGGTGGAAACCGGGACAATTGATAGTGATAGCGGCAAGACCAGCGATGGGAAAAACTGCCGTGCTACTTCACCTCGCGAAACAAGCGGCGTTAAACGGTACTCCCTCGTGCATATATTCACTGGAAATGAGTGACGTTAGCTTGGCTAACAGGTTGATACTGTCAGAGTGCGATGTTGACGTGGACAGGTTCAAAACCGGAAGGATGAGCGATGAAGAGTTCGCTAGCTTGAACCGGGCGGCCGGGGTGATAGAAAAGTTGCCTATTTACGTTGATGACAACCCGGTTGTATCGATGGAATACATCAGGAGTCATAGCAAGATCATGGCCGACAAGGGGCAATGCAGGATGATCCTCGTGGATTACTTGCAACTAGCCGACGTGGGTAAACCGGGAACCAACCGGAACAGGGAACAAGAGATAGCCCAGGCTTCGAGAATGGCCAAGATTATATCGAAAGAACTGGGAATTCCTTTCATCCTCTTGTCCCAGTTATCAAGAGGCGTGGAGGCAAGGGCTGACAAGAAACCACAATTATCCGATCTTCGTGAATCCGGGGCGATAGAACAAGACGCTGATACCGTGATATTTATTTACCGCCCGGCATATTACAACATAGAAACCATTAACGTCAAGAGTGACCGGGGGGTAATACCCGTTTCAACCAAGGGGATAGGGTTACTATGCGTGGAGAAACAAAGAGACGGGGCCACGGGAACAGTTAAATTCAAGCACAACCCTAGCATGACAAGGATAACGGATTACGACGTGAACATCGATCCTGTAAACCCGTTTTGATAAAATTGACACAAAAGTTACAATCATGACAGCAAACGGTATAGAACACCCGGACTTCCAGAATTCAAAGGAACTGGCCCGGCGTGACAGTGAAACGATAAAACAGAAGAAGATCAAGGCACCGGAACTAGGTGAGTTCCGGGTCAAGGATGGAAACGCTATTTATTTCTTTCAAACCGAGGAACGGATGAAGAACTCGATCATCCACACCAAGGAATTTAAATCAAGGTATTTTAAAAGGATGGATTAACATGGGAACAACGATAAATATCAAACCAGGCAAGTTTAGGATCCCGGTAGTAATCCCGAGAAGAAACGGGATTGACGCTATTTCAGTGCTAGATCTTGATGACAGGATGAAGTACATTTATTCCGGCTTGATCGTCGCTGACACGATCGACGGGTATATACTAGAGTTGATCAACGACACGAAACGGTCTAACCTGTACCGGCAAGGGTTCAAGGGATCGTTAAACGAGATGAAACGCCGGATTGACAAGTACAAGTCAATCATGTATGACTCGGTATGCATAACTGAATCTTCAAAGAGAGAGTTGACAAGTAACCTTGACATCCTTGATGACGAGTTCGGGAACGACATCAAGATATTATTTCACTCGATCAAGAGATACGTGCAGAAGTTCATCGATAACCCGGATCACGTCACTTGCATAGCGAGAGCGTCAATTATCAACGTCCTTTCCGGCTACTCGATCATGAATGACGAGAAGGTATCGAGGATCATGAGCAAGGTTATGATGCGTGACGTTTGCCTGGATGACGTTAACATCAAGGCTATAAACTTCGAATCGAAGAAATTCACTGGTTACTTTGCCTCTATTTACGGTGAGGTGGATATAGACTTGAATAATTGCGACGAGATATTCACGGCCTTCTCGATCATTGACAAGAAGATGAACAAGATTCATGAAATATTAAAACAAACGGCGTGATATGATAGAAGAACACGTTAAGCGAAGTATTGAACTGGTTCGTAACCTTGAAACGGACAAGATCTATAACCTAGGTTTCTCCGGCGGTAAAGACAGCGTTGTCCTTCTCGATATAGCAAAAAGAGCGGGAGTTAAATTCGAGGCTGTCTACTCGAACACGACAATAGACCCTCCCGGGACGATCCCGTTTATCCGGGAAAATTACCCGGAAGTGAAGATTGTCAACCCGAGGGAGTCGTTCCTTCAACTGGTAGCTAGAAAAGGACTTCCTTCTCGACAACGACGCTTTTGCTGCGAGATACTAAAAGAGAACTACGGGATAGGTAAGCGAAACTTGGAAGGGATGCGCAGGGATGAATCAAACAACCGTGCGGGTTACGAGCCGGAGCAATGTGATAGCAGGAAGAGCATGAAGGGAGCTTGTCACGTGTTGCCACTTGTATTTTGGACGGAAAGGCAAATTTGGGAGTACATTCACAAGCACAACCTTCCTTACATGAAGTATTACGATCCGCCTTACAACTTCACCCGACACGGGTGTGTCGGGTGCCCTCTCGCAACGAAACAACAAATGAGAATCGAGTTTAAAACGTTCCCCAGGTACGCGATAAACCTAATTAAAGCTATAAAAAAGTTCATGGAAACGCACCCGGAAACCTTCTGGGGAAAGAATTTTGATAACGGCCACGAGGCGTTTTATTACTACATCAACGACTTGTCCTTGCAGGATTTCAAGTTCATGAAAACGGCATCCATGTTCAAGAACGATTTCGAGATCATGGTAAATAACTACCTGGGAATTCACGAATAAATTAAACAGTTAAATATAGAGATAATCATGAACAAGCGCAAGAAAGAGCGTGTCGTGTACATCCCCAATCAAATCTGGTACACGCAAACAGTTTACAACGCCGGGGAGCAATCAGACAAGCGTAACAAGAAATTAAGTGAAGAATACCAGCGAAAGCTGGCTAGAGACCATGGACACAAAAAAAGGATATTTTATAAATCACGTGGATGAAGCTCAATCTTTTATCGAAAAGATAACAAATGAAAAAACGGCCCAAATTCCTTATCCCATGGATTCAAGTGACAAGAGTTATTATATAACGATCAGCGGGAAAGTATTCTTTGCTAAAACGATTAGCGGGAAAGGATTCGTGATTCAAAAGGAACACGTGAGGCGTCCTTCGTCCGAGAAATTCGTCAAGCTATCAACCGGGAAACACCGTGAAATTCAAGTGACGGTGGCGCAATGCCTGTACAACTCGTTCGTGATTGGCAAGTGGCTTGATGTCAGGCCGTGTTACAAAAACGGCAACAAGCTTGATTACTCGTTAGACAATTTAGTATTATCTTTCGAGGCCTCCCAAGTCATATCATCAAGCAAAATGGGCATGTACGCTGGATTGTATAAATCACATTTTGAACGGGTACGGTTATACTTGTCAAGAACGTTTAACTTATCAAAGGAAGATTCAGAAGACGTTGTTCAAGATGCTTTTATTCACGTGACATGCAACATGGATTGTGAAGACGTTCTTGCCACGTGGGTCTGGTATTGCAAACAAAGGGTAAAAGATTTCATTCAAAAGCGATGCTCGTTATCGTGTTTTGATTACGACCCGTTTTTTTTCAACAAGGATTTCGAGTTCCCCCTTTACGACTTGTTACCCGTGAAGAGAGACAGGGAGATACTAGAGATGAGATACAAGGGATACAAGAACACGGAAATTGCTAAAATATTATCGATTAGTAAAGGAAACGTGGATGCTAGAATATCAAGATCATTAACCTTGATCAAGAAAATATTAAAAAAAGACCTGGAATATTATGAAAAAAGAAGACGTGTTTAAACTTTTCGGCATAGACGATCTAAGGGATCTTCCTGATGCCGTTACAAAAATTATAGCGGGCGATTTAAACGACCGAAACGATGTATACAAGGAATTAATTAGATTGAACAATTACGATATGTCTCACGATTGGTTCCAGGAATTATACGAGAGCGAGCTATCCGAGAGAAAACAGAAAAAACAAGATTTCACGCCCAATTCTCTAGGAATTCTATGCTCGGAATTAACCGGACAACATGGGCACCTTCACGAGCCAACCGCCGGGAACGGTTCTATGATAATAGCAGACTGGTGGCAGCGTTGCAACAAGTTGATCCCGTGGGAACATTTCCCGTCTCAACACATGGTAACGTGCTGGGAGTTGTCATCGAGATCTATCCCGATCCTGTTACTGAACCTGTCGATTCGTGGAATCATGGGGTACGTGTATCACGGGGACGTGCTTGAAAACGAGATAAAACAAAAATACATATTACTGAACCAGAGGGATGACACCCTGGCGTTCTCGGAAATAATTAAAGCTAGTGCTAACATGAAAATAGTTCAAAATGAAACTTAGAGAAGTGTACGATACTTGGATGCCGTTTAAAAAACGTCAAGTGAAAATATCCACGTTAAGCTGTTACAAAATGCTATACGTTAACATCATAGACCCAGTACTTGGGAACTTGGACGTGGAAACGTTAAACAAGAAGGTGATAATCCCTTTTATCTATAAATTGATGGATTCCGGGAAATCAAAAAAATATTGTTCGGATATACTCATAGTTCTAAAGATGCTTATCAAGTTTGCATCGGATGAACTTGATATAATAGTTCCTGATACGAGCTGGAAAATGACATGGCCAACCAAGAACAAGATTTTAGCGACAAAAATAGAAAGATACACGCCGTCAGAATATCGTGCTATTGTGGATTACGTTCTTGAAAACCCTTCACCGCTCAACCTCGGGATACTGTTGACAATTTGCACCGGGATGAGAATAGGTGAAATATGCGCGTTACAATGGAGTGACATAGATATTGGCAACAAGACTATACACGTTAGTAAAACTTTGGGAAGAATATACATGATGGATAACGACAGCGATCATGATAAAAAATCAAGAATCGAAATAGGACCTCCAAAAACATCATCGTCTGACAGGTACATACCTATCATGAAAAACGTGCTGCCAATAATCAAGAAATTTTCCGCTGTATGCAACCCTGATTACTACGTGTGTACTTGCTCTAACAAGTTCACGGAACCACGCACGTTCAGAAATTATTACCGTGATTTTATATTAAAAAGGGTGAAACTGGATCATTGTATCAAGTTCCACGGGCTCCGTCATACTTTCGCTACCACGCTTATAGAGAATAAGGTTGACGTGAAAACAGTTTCAATGCTACTAGGGCATTCCGATATAAGCACAACGATGGACATCTACGTGCATCCATCGGATCAAACAAAAATGGAAGCTGTAAACAGCGGTTTAAAAAAGATATTCAAGTAAACAGAAGCTAACTAAAAAGAGAAAGTGATCATGGAAAAAGAAAAACACTATTACATACGAGGTAACGATAAGGGGAAGGCGGTGATCGACAAGTTAATCTCCATGGGAGGTAAAAATGCCAACAATTTAAAGGGTGATTATTTAACAGCAGTTTACTTCGTGTACCCGAAGTCAGGGATAATTTGCTTCGAATATAACTATTCGCTATTTGGTAGATTCATCGTTGATGAATGGGAAGAAATCGAGATCGAAGAACCGGAACCCGTCACCTTCACGGTTCAAAAAGGACAGACTAGCTGTGATAATTGCAAGTTCAAGAGCCTGTGTTACGACGCCAACATAGAGCTGGTACACCTGCTTAAATGCAACGTGTACGATCTGAACTCGATAACGGAAGTTGAACAATCAAAACAATAACAATGAATTATTTCGATATTTACTATGTGGTACGCAAGTTGATCGGTAATATCACTCCTATCAGTGATGATGGTACTAATAAAGAGAGATATTGTAATCTATTAGATCAATGCAAGCTGCTAAATACTTTGTTTTTAGAAGTTTATAACGTGTACGATTCGAACAAGGATAACGAGAATCTTTCTAACAGGAGATGCGCCGAGAAAGCACGTGACACGTTGAAAGAGATCCTAGATTTTTATTCAGATAAAATAAAATAGTCATGTTCACGACACCTTGCATTATAAGAAAAAACACGCCAGAACTCCGGCAAAAGCTAGAGAAGCTGGGATACACGAATTGTATTATTGAAGACGAGAAATACTTGTTCACGAGTCACGGGATATTCGACTGCATATCTTCATGTACAGCATACGAAGATATTGTTCGTAACGGTCTAGTTGATTGCGGGGACAACGAGTTTCTCTTTCTCGCCCTCGCCGCAATGAGGGATGATACCGACAAGGATCAACTCTTCACGAACGGCATCGACTGGGCAATCAAGAGGGAAGCAGCTAGAAACTTGGGATTACCGGGGTTTGAATACCTAAGTTTCCCACGTGACATGGATACGCCGTTGCACAAGGCAACGAAGGAGGAGATAATGAATTGTTTTAAAACACCAATAGCATGAGAGATTTTTTCAACCTTCTCAACGAGTACCCGATCACGGCTCTATGCTTGGCAACATTCGTGTACTATTGCTTGAGGGTAATATTTACAAGGAAAGATGATTAACGTTGCTCCCGACATGAATGTCGGGAGCAAAATGTAATAATCTGGTCGCCTTATTTGTAAGGTGACCAAAATAAAAGTAATTGATTACCAAATAGAAATATATGAAGAATAAAATTGCAAAAATTATCGTGTCTTTCCTCGTCGTTATGGGGCTTTTTTTCACGGTAGCATTAATAGGCTATTTGATCAAGATTAGTCAAGTATGGCAAGGTGTAATAATTATTATATCATTGTGCGCCTTAACATGGGTATGCTATGATATATTGTTCGGGAAGAAATAAAGCAATTAATTATGGTTTGATTGATCGTGTTTCCGGCAAGGGAATGTGGGAATCTAACCCGTGGGTATGGGTTTACGAATTCGAGTTAACTGATAATCCAAATAAATCATGAAAGTAGTACATATAGATGAACTTGCCAATGTTTGCGGGTATTTTGCAACGCAAACGGATGCTAACAATGGTTACGGGTGTAATCATCCTGATCAGGAAGAGTTTGAAATGTTGTATCAAGACAACAAAGGTTACACGCATAGAGAGGACAAAGAGCCAAAGGTTAAGCAAGGAATGTGTTACGCTTGGTCTTGTCCATTGGCGACAGAGTGCGATTTACAAGACTTGAAAGAGTACGACCAAGAACGTTACGACGAATGGAAAGACTGTGAATTTGATCCTAACGAGGCTGGTGCAGATTTGGTCTTAGTTGGTGACGAAGAACTTATAAAGAAATTAGGTTATTAAACGATATGAATTTAAGACAGGCAAAAAAGATAGTAAATCAAGATACACCTCCTGAAACAGATCCTAAAAGTAAGATTTGGTGGCATAGGTACAAGAAGGCAAACATGCATATCGGTAAACTGTACCGAAATAAGCTAAATAAGCAACGCAAAGAAGGAAAAAAATTCTTGTCTAGTGATGAAATAAATCACTTAATTAAAGATATAATAGGAGAAGAATTTAACTAAAAACTATTAGAAAAATAATCATGAAAGCAAAGATAATTAGCACGGGAGAGATACTTAAAGTTGGATACATTACAATGTTGCGTGATGATGACTCTCTTTACAACGCAAGCGTGCATGATATTGAGATAATTGATGATAGCACGGATAAAGCGATTGACTGGGAGCAACGCAGGTACGAGATAGCGAAAGATGCTCTAGCCGGAATCATATCAGAGGAAAGTATTCCCGGTACTGATCCATTTCATTATATTGACAAAGATGTAAGTCGAGCGATAGAATATGCTGACGAGTTAATTAAGCATCTTAAATCTAAATAATTATGCAAGAATACATTTGGGCGCAGGTAGTTAAAATGACTACAAACAAAATAGATGAAGGTCAGATTATTACAGTATCTGATTGGTGTTTACTTAATACAAAATAATCATGGAAGAATATAAAATAGGCGAGGTATTCCAGTTCGGGAAAATTAAACTGAAATGCGTGGAATCGATTGACACTGATTGCCGTGGATGCGTTTTATCAGAAACATCTCATTGTAGAAAATTCATGAGTCACTGTCATAAATTTCATAGGTCAGACGAAAAGAACGTGATATTCATCGAAGTAAAAGAATAAAAAAATGGCAGTATCTCAAATCGTGGCAGACAAGAGAGGCTTGAAGAAACTTCTCAAGGATGCCACACGGCTTAAAGTCTACGAGGGAGAACCACGTGATTTCATGGGGAAAATGTACATTTCTATCACGAACGAATACAAGGACAAGAACCCGCATATCGTGTTCACTCAAGGTAGATGGAATGCTAGTGAAGGTGGAGAATACGAGATAAGAATATATGTTCCGATGTTTAAAATAGATAATCATGATGTGATAAATAGACGTTATCTCAATAAAGTGTATATAGCCATTTACAACGCTATTAAAGATAGATTTGGAGATAATTTCCATTTTTGCAACCATCATTTAGACACGTGGAACCCGATGGCTAAGTTTAAATTTTATATTCAAATACCTAATTTTAAATAAAAAAGAATAATAATGAAGTTTGACGAGATATACAAGCCTCCTTTTCATGAAGTTCTTGATTTTTGGGTTTACACGCAAGGGGACGTTCGTTGTTTCGATTGGATTGCACGTGTAGACTCCCGGACAAGAAAAGAATTAATACGCATCCTTAACGGGAATAGTAAAAAAAGGGTAAAGCACGAAGTCAAGTACGATAAAGGTATAGTATCTATAAAAGGTGTAAACATCATGCTACTCCGTGGGTGGGGACATTTAACCGGGCGTGGTGCTTTAAACCTTTCACCTGAAGAAGCAATCGAGATACAGGATGACTTCGGGGAGTGGATAGTGAAGAAACTTAAACAAGAGATATAACCATCTAAAAAAATAATCAAATACAACATGAAAAAATTCGAGTACAAGGTGTTAACATTCGGTTATGGCATGATACCGGACGAGCAACGGTTAAACGAGCTTGGACAATCCGGTTGGGAGTTAACCGGGATGATTGTTGATAGTGAAAAGAAAATCAGTAACTTCTTTTTCAAGAAAGAGGTAGACCAAAAACGAATTAAATAGAATTGTAAATGAACATCGAACAATTGCATATAGGAATGACCGTGGTAGAAGTATCACCCTATGGAAGAGAAACCATCCCCATGCAAGTGGTCGGTATCTTTCAAGACGGCACGGTATACCTTGACTTTGAGGGCAACGAGGGGGACGTGTGGGAAGTAAATGTTAAGGATTTAAAATTAGATCGAGAAACGAAATGAAAAGAGTGTACAAGATCGAGACAAGGGGTAGCGTGATAACCCTCTACCGGAGAAGACTGGGTTTCCTGTGGTTTTCCGTCGAATCACGCACTTTTTGTTATCCCCAGCATAGAATTAAAATCACGCGGGATTGGATAACGAAGTACGGGAAGGATAATTTCATATCAGACAAGTGTTATTAAAATATTTTATATCTTTGCACCACGGCACGTGAAGGTGTGCCAAGAAGATATTACGAACTAGTTCATTGTTCAGCAGAAATCGCCAGTTTCAAATTTGAACAATCAAATGAGCTAGTTGGGCTTCCTATACGGTGGCTTGGCTAGTAGTTTGATTGTTAGGTCTCTGGCGATTCCTTGCTGACAGCGAACGTTAAGCCACTTTTTTATGGATAACGAAACAAAACAAGTTATAATCGACATATCGCCACTCGTGATTAGCGAGAGGTTCGATATTTGGTGTCTCGCCGAAATACCATTGGATCCCGCTCTGGTTTTAGAGAAATACCCACCATGTAACAATTAAACGTACTATGCTAGATGTGCCGTGTGGCGAGTGATGCAAGTTAGAGTGGCACCACGGCGGCTTCTGGAAACGGGGGCCGCTTTTTGTTGCTGTCTAATGCAACCAATAACAAATATTTTCGTAAAACCCAAAGAAATACTTGTAATAATTAAATATTGGATTTAAATTTGCGGCATCAGGTACAACAAAGGATTGCAATATTAATATTTATGAGCAACTTTCAAAATAAATCAGAAATGTTGATTGCTTCTGCAGAACTATCACATGAAAGTAATTATTATCCTGCTGTTGGTCATAGTGCTTATTATAGCTGTTTCCTGTTATTAAAGCATATTTGGATATATAGTATGCGTAAAACACAGACAGAACTAGAATCGAGATGTAGTATTAATAAAGTTGGAACTCATGAATTTTTAATTAACGAAATTGGAAAGTATATTAAAAATAATTCGAATCAAGAATTTAGAGAATTTAACACGAAGATCGTGCAGTTAAAAAAACTTAGAGTAACCGCCGATTATGATGATAGCATGTTTGATTTTTCGAAAAGTTCAAATTCGCTATCTTTATCAAAAGATATTCTTCCAATTCTAAAAAAATATTAGATCATGAATGCAGTAGATTATATTATTGGGAAATTAGAATCTTTCATTAGTGTATTTTTAAGTTCGAAAGTTCGTTACGAGTACGATGAAAAGTCTCGATCTCATATGATTGAGGTGTTACCTATAGAAATTTATCAACAAAATGATGATTATATAGAGTGGGAGAGTGAAACATTTGATGAATTTATTAGTAAATATCCTTCTGAAAATATTTGTTTTATTTCTGATGATTCTTTAGTGAAAATAGATAGTCCGGTATTCGAGAAAGAAGGATTGTATTATACTCCTTTTTCCGTGGAGAGGAAATCAATTGTATTTGATATGTCAAGTGTACAGATTTCTCGTAAATTAACAAAACACAATCTTTTATTTACGTATAATCAATCACAACCAGAATTAAACACAATCGAGGAAACTAATATTCCCGTTGAATACACAAATTATTCATACTTAAATGCGGCATAATCATGGGAAATAACAAGCTGGAATCAGGATTCAAGATTACTAATCTATTACTGGTGGAGAGTCATTTTTCACGAATAAACAATGTACAATTTGGCGAGGATGCTAAAAATGACGTAGAAATAAATACCGAAGTTTCGGTAAATGGAAGTTCTATTATCGTGGCCGAAGAAGTAATACTTGTACAGAAATATCATGAGGTTGAGCAAGTGAATATAAAAGTGAAAATGATTGGTATTTTTGAATCTATCGGAGAATCTATCATTCGTGATTTTAATGAATTTGGAAAAGTGAATGGGGCTGCTATTATTTTCCCGTTTATAAGAGAGCACATTACGAATATTACATTAAAATCTGGAATAGGAGCAATAATCTTGCCCCCAGTTAATTTTACAAATGCTAGTAAGTAATAAACTATTATACACCTAAGGAGAGAAGCCTTAGTCTAATTGGGGAATTAGATAATAGTCTAAAAGAAAGTGAATCAGGATTGCCGTCTTTAATTCACTTTCTTTTTTTATATACCAAAAATAAAGGGGCATCCCGCCCCTCTAACACGCCGCCAATCGTGCCACACTTCAAGTAACTGTTTAACCGCTTTCAAACGATAGCGAGCATCTCCGCTATGATTATAGCAGCGACCCCGGCGATACACTCGTTATCCAGCAAGTCCATTAAATACAATAAATTAGCGTCATTTTTCATGGAGCGTGTTTTTAAGTTTTACATCTATATCTTTATCGTGACAATCACATATCAATCTCTTGATAGTCGGGAACATCATTTGCGCTATATCCCCGTTAATATAACAAGTCTCTTCTCCTTCAAGGTCTAGCCCGTTCGCCACGGCAACGTGTACTGACAAGTGATGTAGCTCGTGAACGATCAGATTAAAATATTGTTCCGGGCTCGTTGACATGGCGAACACGACCACGGATTCCCGGGAGAAGAAATTACTGAAAGTTAACCCGTTGTTTACCTGCCCCGTTGCTAGGTTCATGTACGCCCGCTTCAAGCTATAGCTATCACACCCGAGAGATTTTAACGTGCGCATGATCTCGTTCACGTGATACCTGGTGACGGGGTAAAAAGCGGTGACGTGCCACTTTTTACCTTTAACGGTGATATTTAACTCCTGCCGGATCATATCATGTCTTCCCAGGGTATAGGAATACCCTTGTCTTCTTGTTTGGTTATCCAGCAACGGAACACGCTTTCCGGTACCCCGTCAACGTCATCAATCTCGTCTTTCACCGCTTTACACAAGTGCAGCTCGTCCTCCACGCTAGACTTCCACCGGTCAGCGAGAATCATGTTCATCACGTACACGAAGTTGTAACCAACGTTGTTCTCCAGTGTTACCCCGTTCTTGGATAGCAACTCTTCCGCCTTGTCTTTAGAATACGGCTCTATGTTTTCCAGTTTCCCGGTGGCGTTGTTCTTTCGCTTCATCTGGTTCACGGCGTACTCGCACGCTCTCTTCGAGAACGAGTACCCGTAATTCCTGAGGTACGCTCTCATCTCTTGCGGTATGTAGTTAAAACTACTTAATGCCTGTTTACACATGATGGTATAATTTTAAGAGGGGCGGTTTCCCGTCCCCCGTTCTACATTTGATTACATGAAACGTGGGTCGTACCCCGGGAAAAACGGATCAACACGCTCGTTCATGCCCCCGTTCATTCCACCGTTCCATTGTCCCCCGTTCTCACGGTAGCCCATTTGACCGCCACGTTGCCCATAACCTTGGTTACCGCCACGTTGTCCCATGCTTTGCCCGATCTTGTTCAGCAACTTGTTGCATCTCTTTATATGATCTTGCAATTCTTCTCTAAGTTCGATGATTTCTTCATTCATAACTTGTTGTTTTAATCGTTAAAAAACTCTTTTAATTCTTGTATGTCAGCAACAGTGAATTTCAAGCTGCCCAAATCTCCCACGAGCATATCAAGCATGAAGTTTTGCTGGAGGCTTATCACGGCTTCTCCCTTACCGACAACCATTTTAATCATGCCATGCTTGTATTCTTTAACGTCCATCTCTTGAAACAACCCGGCTAGAGTGTCAATCATGACATCACTATCAACGGTTCCATCCTCGTTTGCGATAAACAAGAAGGCGGTGTCCAACCACTTGTTCACCCTGGAATCTTCCCTTGATAACAAGTTGTTGAAGCCGTTCTTGAAAAACGTCCTCGCTTGAGCTTTTTTAGGAAAAATAGAATCAATCTTGCTTTCTCCCCACGAGCGAATGGCGTCTTTCACCTCGCCCTTGAACTGGTTAAGGTCTTCTTTTTTCATTTTTTACCTCCCTTGCTTGAACGTTTCATCTTCTGGTACTCCGAATACGGTATGTCCGGATACTTTTCCTTGTACTCTTGAAAATCACTTATTTCCTTGTCAACCTCCGAGGCTGCCGACTTGCGCAACCTTTTTACAAGCGTTAGATGCTTGTCAAGGGCGTCTTTCCCCTCTGGGGAACCCTCCACGACTGGACGCATCATTTGCATGTATTTCGCTTGCAAGATAGACATGATGGCGTTCTGGCTCTCGACGAACTCCTCGTTACCCGTCACGATCTCGAATTCCTTGTCCGTCATCCCGGACACGATACTCTCGATCTCGTCCCAAACAGGGGTTTGACTTTGACTCGGGTGTTGCTCTTGTCTCGACATCTGCTCCTTGGCTTGAAGCATCGCCTTCTTCTTTTGCTCGATGGCCGCCTGCATCCTCTCTAGTTCTTGGAATTGAGATTCCATGTAGCCGGGAGATTGACCCAGTAACGGATCCCCTCCCGTGAAGAAAAAGTTATTTCCTTGCATGATTTGATAATTTCGTTTTACTTGAACGCTTGCGAGTTCTTCTCTTGCTCGATTGTTTAAGCTGGGGTGTTGCCTCCCGTCGTGTTGTTGCGAAAACAACAGTAGCTCCCGATACCGGTGATGGTCGGCTCGGTGGGAACCACGACAACACCTTCTACCATCTTGCACGTTTTGCGATCGGTGTAATTGATGCCGGCGGTGAACGCTTTCTCGATCTCGCACTGGATCAACTTGTCTTGATACGGTCTAACGGCGTTGCTGATGGCAACTTGTGCTTTAAGGTCACACAGCTCCTTGCGAGTTTCATCGTCCTTGTCACGGGTGTACTTGTACAAGCTAAACAACTCGGCGTTAATCCGGTTGTTAACGGCGTCAATGTTATCCCGGTTTGACTTGTACAACCCAAAATCGGCGTCAACCATCGTTTTGTACAGCCCGAATTTCTCCGCCACGTCAACCTCTCTCGAATCGGAGATAGCTTGCATGGATCCAACTTTTAATCGCCACATCTCGTTCGTGAGAGCGAGAGCGTCCTCGCATCCCTTTTCCCAAGCTTGAAAAGGCGTGGGTGCAACACAACCGGTAGCCCCGCCACCGTAAGAGTTAATGTTCACGTTACTTGGAACGCTTCCACCCCCGGCCAAGGATGTCCCTCCCCCAAGGATAGAACCGATCCCGCCGTTGTTGCGTCCCCACAAGGCGGCGGCACCTAAAACCGTACCGATGATTCCCAAGGTGAGCCCGGCATTCGCCCTTTCACGAGTTGAACGACGGTTTTCCCCGCCTTCCTCGTAGACTTTCTTCTCGATAATTTCCATGATATATTATTTTTATTTCTCCCACTATCGGGATTGAAACAAATTTCGGGAATCACACGTTGCTAATTAAATTATTGGTTGCTAGTTCGTTTCTTATTTGTTGATAATTCGTTGACAAGATGAAAGAATTCCTCTTCCTGTCGTGAAACGTGTTCTTGAGCTTGTTGACACCTTGACGGGTTAAACAAGTGTACCTTGATATTAAAGTATCGGTAAAACCGAGTTCTGATAGTAAATTTATCAAGATAGAGCGAGCGTCAACGCATTCCTCTTTCTTGCTATGTATTAAATCGTTACCGTTTATCCCGGTTCCCTCGGAGACTATTTTTACCACCTCTTGAAAAATTTTTTCCATTTTTTCTCGTTTTATTGAAACAAAATAAAAATCCTGTCGTAATATTTTCCAAGAGAGAGAGGGAGAGGGAGAGGAAATCTTACAACAGGATTGGGTGGTACTGGTCTTTTGGGAGAAAAACTCTCTCTCCCCTTTTATATTTTTATCAGCTTTAGTTTACGTAGTATTTTAAGGATGGAAGGGACGCTTAACCCGGCTAGCAGGATAACGAGCCACCATAACGATTTAGGCACCTTGTATTTTTCTTTCACTATCTCAACAGGGTAAGGTTCCCGGATGGTATCTTGCTCGCTGACATGGATAGTGTCTCTAATGTACACTTCCCTATACTCGGTATGCCACCTGTCCCTGTACACCGTGTCACCTTGCATCATCACGAACACGCTATCCCGGACGTGAACGCTATCCGTCTTGAAACGGTCAACGTATTCAGTCCTCGTTTCCGTCGTTTTAACGGGGATGTACTTCACGCTCTTACAACCCGACATCAACAAGATCATTAAAAGTATCGTTGGTTTCATGCTTTCTATTTTTTACTTCCACTTTACAATACTCGGCGTACTCGTTGTAAGCCTCGAACTCGTCCGGCTTTGAATCCCTTTGCCGGAGGATGGCTAACTCTTCAGAAAGAGAGTATCTCTGTCGAATCATGCTATTCACCTCTTCATTGTAGCTAGTTCCCGTTTCTTCCGGTATTTCATCAACTTCCTCGAATTTATCTACTGTATCACCCGGTAACAAGGTAGATCGTTTGAAATAAGATTCCGTGCCAAGCCGATGAACGAACTTGCCGGAATCGCTGTACACTTCTTTGCTCGTGATCTGTATCATGGTTTCTATTTTTAAGCGGTTGCGAATGTTATCTGTTTAGCTGCTGCGGTCTCGATCAAGGCGTGCCAATCTACCTGCCCCTCGTCTTGAATCTTTGCGTACACGTCAGCGTGAACTGTAACCGTGATCGGGGAGGTGTTGGCGGCGTTAGTGATCAGGTATTGCAATGATTCGAGGCTGATGAGAGGGGAATCCTTGATACCAAAATTTCTTACTATATTTTTAAATCTTATTTCTTCTAATAAAGGAGTATGTAAAAAATTAACAGCAACAGGACATTCTATATATCCTATTATTTCTTTAAGGTTACTACAATAAGCAACAAAATCTTGCATATCCGAGCATTTCATCACCCAATTATCATTGGTACTATCACCCAATTTTAATACTTCCAAATTTGCATTTTCCCTAAAAGCATTTTTTAAATTAAAAGTCCGGTTATTTGCTCTCCTTATTTGTTTAAACCCTAAATTTGTTCTAAAATTAAGGTTTGAAAAGACATCGTTCATATTTTCAATATAGTCCATGTGATTTGTTTGAACATAAATCACCTTCATCTCCTCCTCCGTTATATCCGTTAGCCCGTTTAGCTCGTAGAAGCCTGTATTTCGATTATAAACAGCACCGGCGGCAACGTACAAGGCACGGTTTCCCTGCTGGGTGTTGAGAACGGTGGTGAGGTCTTGGATGTCGAAGGATTCTAACCGGGAATTATTATCTACTCCAACAAAAGAAATACCGATACTATGTACCCCAGCAAACACGAGATATTTATCAGAACTTGCCGATGGATAGTTGTAAGGTACGATACTAATTATTTCATCATGTTCATCAAATAATACTAGCGCAGAAACGATTGGGTAATTTCCGGCCATTTGTCTAATACGATAAATTTTAGACGAATCAATTTCTAATTTCTGATAATAAATCCAGCACCAGATGTTTGTACTAAAATTCCATTCGAATTAAAATAACCATCACCTTGAGTATTTTTCTCATCCGTCCCAGTTCCATCCCTTACCGCCAGTTTCCCCAGCAACCCGCTCATGTCGTACATGTAATCGTTCACCCTCGTTAGAAGGGAAGAGTGAGCGGTCTTTATCTCGTTCACCGTCCCCGCAACGTTGTCCCCTTGTTGCTTGGCGTAATCGGCTTGTGTCGTGGCGTTTGAAGTTGCCGTTTCCGATTCGGATTTCAAGCGGTTGAACTCGGTAACACGTCCTTCTTCTGCCGTTACCCGGTTCGTTTCGGCTTCTTTTCGTGATTGCTCGTTCGTGTCACGGGTGTTCTCCGCCGTTTGACGCTCGTTCTCTTTCTCGACACGGGTGTTTTCCGCTTTCACCCTGTTGCTTTCCGATTCAACCCTCGATTGCTCGGCTTTTACCCTGTTATCCTCGGCACTCGCCCTGCCAGTCTCTGCCTTTTTTCTAGCTTCCTCGTTGCTGGCACGGGTATCCTCTGCACTTTTTCTCAGGCTCTCGGATTCTTTTCGGGCATTCTCGCTGGAAACACGTGTATTCTCGTTATTGATTCGCTGTTGCTCGTTTGCAGTCACCGCTTTATCAAGGGTATCCAAGGCATCGATCATGGCTCTAGCCGGCTCCTGTAACTCCTTGATTTGCTCTTCCGTGAAATCGGAATACTCGAAAGCCTTACCACGGGAAGGTTTGCCCGTGTCAACGTCACCGATCCACCAGTTGCCGTTCTCGCCGATAGACGGGGTTAAGCCGTCTTTCCCCTCTGCCATGATCCCGGTATCCTCTATGCCGATCATCCAGTGCTTCGTTTCCGGGTCTATCCTCGGTGTCACCCCGTCTTTCCCGTCCCTGTTACGCTCGATAATCCCTTTCAAGTTGATGGACGGTGATTCACTCTCGAAACCGGCGTCTTCCTTGCAAGTCAAGTCAACTAGAATGAAAGCGTTGCAGAAGTCAAGGTAGAACTTGTCAACGCCGGTCACGCTAGCCTCGTTCAGCTTCTCGTAATACAGGTGAACCTCGTACTGCCCCGAGGTAGCGTTACCGCCGCCAACGAACTCGAATTCAATAATGTTGTCGTGTATCGTTAGAGGGGGAGATACTTGATAACTGCTGTACTTCCGGTTTATCGTCAATTTCACGTTTCTAGCGTCCGTGAAATCTTCCGGCTCGTCGTTCAGCCGGTTCACCGTTATCTTGAAAAATATATTTTTGCCTACCCTTATTCTCATGTCACATCTTTATTATAACGTTACTTCTTTGCACCCCGTCAAGCTTTAACGACACGTGAAGGAAATTCTGCCTCCGGTAAAGTATTGCTTGGTCGAAGGGGATATTGTTATTCTCTAACGCCTCTAGAATGTCATTCGCCTTCCCGTCAATACTCAAATCTGCCGCCTCGCCTTTCTGGTGTTGTGATGTGGGTACACCGCCCACCGCCTTGTTTAACTCCGGACACCTGTAACCGGAATTGACGTGAATAGCCACGCCAAGAGCGTCCCGTAAGGGCTGTATCGTCCGGCTAACCAGTACACGTAACGCCGCCAGTTCTTTCTCTCCCGGCTCGTTAATTATTCCCAGCCTGCTAGCGGTATCACTTCTGGTGAACTCGTCTAGCGTGAAATTATTGCTCAATCGCTCGTTATTCATCATTATCCTCCTTCTCTATAAATTCGTTAGGTGGAACCCTTTTAAAACACTTCAACGCTATGTTACATTTCAAGAAATCTAATCTCTGGTTTTCCATCTTTAAACGTGTTATCTCTTCCATGCTTTCCCGTATCCTTAAACGATCCTCGTTCTTCTCCGAGTAAAGCCGGCTTACCGTCCCCTCTAGCTCTATCACCTTCGCTTCCTTCTTATCGTACAACTCCTTCCATTCCGCGGCGTATTGACTTGTATTGTCCGCCTCTGCCTTGACCGCCGCCGCCGTCTCTTTTCGTTTCTTGGAACTGTAGAACAAGAATATCCCGAGCAACGGCACGATTATTATCGTAACGATCTTGCTGATCAGGTCCACTATCTCTTTTAATTCTTCCATCGCTATCACTTGATATACTTATCACGAAACATCTTGCCCCAGAATCCCAGCACCACGCCGCAACCGAAAGAGATAACACTAGTCAACGACGCCCAAGCCGGGACCACCTTCACGAGAACGATCAACGCCACCGCCGCTAGGGCAACGATCAACCAAAAAATTTGCTTCTTCTTCATGATATTTAAATTTAAGTTATACCTTTGTCTCGGGGTTACAAGGTAGCCTCTTGCATAAGCGGGGTCTGTTCCGAGACGGAACGCCCCTTTTTTATTCCCCGATCTTCACGATTTGCTGCAATATCCTGCGCTCGACCAAGCCGGGACTTATCCCTAGTTCCTTGATTGTTTTCTCGAATAATTCTTTCTCCCTGTCATCAAACTCGACCTTTTCTCCATTGTAAATAGCCTTGCACTTGTCATCAAGTCCAACGTCTCTCACTTGATTATACACGCTACTGCCGATGTGTTTGTTCAAAGGCTTGTCATCCGGGAAACCGTTTCTCCAGTCGTGACCGTCAAGATCAACTAGGTCTACCTTGTTCACGTCAAATTCGTACCTCATAACGCTTGATCGATTTTAATTTGGTTAAAGAATTCTATAACCTTGGTTTCAAGTTCCGCAACAAAACCGGAAGGTAGGAAAGAACTGTTCAAGTTATTGAATATTCTCTTCTCGACGTTATAGCCGCCATTGATGTTCATGAAAACTGGTTCCCCGTTCACGTCGAAATTACCGCTAGAGCTGAAAGATACAGTAGCGGGGATGTTGTTTTTTTGAAACTCGGCGGATAAAGACACGTTGATACCTTGTACCAGTGCCTCTCCTCTTGCTGAAATGTAATAATTTATTTCCATGATATTTATTTAAAAATTATTGAATTTATAATTAATTCCAATCTATCCAGTTCACGGGTAAATTCCCAATGACCCACGTGGTATTATTGACTTTAAATATCAAAGATGGATCTTGGTTATTCGAGTTTACCTGTTGATATGCGTTACCTCTCCGTCTAAAACGATCCGATCCACTCAGCTTGATGTAATAAAAGCCTCCCGCAGTTGTTGCATGTGCTATAATAAACCAGCTCCCGATAGGCAAACCGGAAGACACGCTAACCACTGGATTACCAGTTATGGGAGTTAAATAAATGAAATGTCCAGAGTCAGCAGTTATGGTAACCGCACCGCTTCCAGTATAAGTAACCACGTTGTCAAAGTGGATTTGGCCTTTCATGAGAACCCTACCGCTCGTGACTGCTATTGCGCAAGAATAATTATCGCTAGGGGCAGCAGCTATCAAGGCGACAGCTCGTGCACTTTCCAGTCCGTTATAACTACCTCCCGTCAAAACGAATGTCCCAAGCTTCACTGCACCGCCAGTTGTCATGTCCGGGTGGCTATTTAAGTAAACTTGATTGTTACCGTTTTCAAATGTTATTTGACTCCCGGATATTCTTAATTGACTTCCTTTTAACCATATCCCATCTATCGTGAAATCACCTATTTGTCCGGTTTTAGCTGTAATCTTCCCGGCAATCTCTGCATTTTGCATGATAACCTTACCAGCTTTGTCAACGGAGAACACCCCGCCGTTCACCGATATAACCTTGTCTCCTATACCGAATATATTAACCTTGTTCCCGTTACCGTCTTTTATCACCGTGGCCCCCGTGATCTCAACCATCTCCGGTTTAATAGAAACAATCGTCCCGCTTCCGTTCTTCGTGACGATAGCATCAATGCTGTTCGTGTTGACTTGTAATTGAGAACCTTGCTGGTTGACAACTTGATTTAACGAGTTAAAATCGGTCTTCTTGGCGTAAACGGTCACGGAGTCCGGGTTGTTGTTTATCCCCGCGACGGTCTCGGTCTTGGCTATCTCCACGATGTCCCCGTACCCGTCGGCGGTCAGGTCGAACGCCGTCATGTAAGCGATATACCATTCTAACGGGGCGGATTCGGTGGGAGCGGGGCTACCGGTTATATACACGTGTCCGCCTGAGCTAAAATTTCCGGTTGTCCCGCAGACAACCTTACGAAGGTACGTCGTGTATTTCCCTGTACCCTCCGTGGGAGTTAGCCACGTGTCAGTGTAACCTGTTCCCATGCTATTGGAAGCTGTATTTATTTTATAACCAACAGGTATTTTGGCGATAATTTTTTGCACAAACACGGCATTCGCCCGGGAAGTTATAGACTGGTGCACCCCGCCATACCCGGGTGCTTGAGCTGCTTTACACGTGACTTTCAGGCAGTACCCGGATTGTGTCGGGGCATCCGATGGCTTGGTAACTCTCTCTACCGTTAGTTTAGACGCTATATAGTCAGGATCCACGTTACTTGAATTGGTATACTTGTACACATTGTTTAATCCCTTCTTGAACTCTGGGTCAGCGTACAGCATCTTCCCCCCGTCCATGCCGATCGCCCCGGTTGCCTTGTCGGCTTGCGCTTTCGCCGCTGCCGCTATCGAGTTAAGGATGGTTTGACGGGCGGTGTAGTAGGCCGCTATGTTATTGTAATCAGAACTCACCGCTATGTTCTCCGGTGACGTTGCGGTGTACTTGTTTAAAGCGGATATGGCAGAATTATACGCCGTCGAGTAGGACGTTGATGAAATATTGTACCTGTTAGCGTTCGCTACAATATCGTTGCACTCCGCTTGTATATCGCTCTTCTGTTGTTTCAGTCCAGTTTTCTCCTGCGGGGAGATGTAGTTATCGCTCGCCCAAGTTGCTAGCTTTGAATTTGCTGCATTAGCGTCAGCCTGCGCTTGATTCGCCGTTGATTGAGCGGCATTGGCGGCTGATTGGGCAGTATTGGCCGATGTTTGAGCATCATCCGCAACTTTCTTTATCGTGTCCTGTATCGCCTTGTCCGCTTCCCCGACCCTCGTTTGGTAAGCGGATAAAGCGTTATTGTAAGCGGAGAATTTAGCGTCCACGTCTGCTTTCTCCGTTGCCGTTGCCTTCCCGTCTGCGATAGCCGTGTTGATCGAGTTGATCAAGTTCGTGTGAGCGGTGTTGTATGCCGTCTTGGCGCTTGCGAGGTTCGTTTTAGCCGTACCGGTTAGATAGGCGTTAGCGTACAACTTGGTATAGTAAGCGTCAATATCCGCCTTCTCTGCGTTTAACACGTTTATGTTTGAAGCTATCGCTTTCGCCTCTGCCTCGCTGATAATACCGTCCTTGAACGTGGTGTTAATCGTGGTGTCCAGATTAGAAACGGCATCGCTCACGTCATCAATCTCTTTTTGCACGTCCCCCGGTGATGGAGAGTAAGAAGAAGGAGGGGTGAAGCCCTCGACGAGCATGATTTCAGTGTATTTAACACTCCGTGCTATCCCTTCGGAGTGTATACCGGGATAAAAGAGTAATCTTCCCTCTATTGGAACGGTAAAGTTATTAGAGGTAATTAATATCCCGTGATTATCTCCAGCTTTTATTTTTACCGTGCTGTAATTGGCGGATAACCCCGTGTCGTATAACCTGAACTCGTACCCGGAAGGGGTATCTCCAGATATTACCTCCACGTTGGTAAACCGAACCGTGTACACGGTGTTAGGCTTTAGCACGGGTACTTTAAGCGTGCTATAATAGTCACTTGCTACCGTCACTTCTTTCCCCCCGTCCACGAGGTTCACGTTACTCTGCCCGGTTAGGTCTTCAGTCGCAACAGGAGGTTCGGCCAAGACCTTGTTACCCTCGTAGAGGGCGAGGGAGTAGATAAGGGAACGGTAAGTATTGGCTCCAACTGAAGCATATATCTTTGTTACTGTTTTCCCCTTTGCCGTGATAAAACTTTCTCTAATTAAAGAGGTTTTCGCTCCATCCAGTCGTATTCCATCATTTGTTCCATCCGTGTAGGTTGCCCAAAAAGATACGCCATTACTAGTTTGCGCTCCTGCTAATTTCCATTCTACTGAAAAAACATATTGCGTGTTAGCTTTGTATTTACCTTCCCCGAGAAAACAATCTAGTCTCGATGTTCCACCACTAACATTCGTGTAAAGGAGTCCTTGATTTATCGCCAAGTATATCCCATCAGAATCCTGTCCCCACACCGCTATATCCTTGTTCTTCTCGTTCCAGGCGAGCATCATCTTCCTGCTCACTAGGTTTACGGATCCGATTTTTAAAGCGTCTAGCCTAGCCTGCGCCTCGTTGATAGCGTTTTGCTCCGCTTCCGTCACGATACCGTCAGCGTAGGCATTTGCCTTGGTCTCTGCTAGTTCTGCCTCGGCCTTGGCGATGGCTTGGGCTTTAGCATCATTGTCAGCCTGTGACGGTATCCAGCTATTGGGTCCCTTGTTACCTTCCACTAGTACAGCCCAGTGTACTTTACTGCCGTAGGTGCCGTTGGGGAACTGGTAGTATGTCATCATGGTTGGAGAACTGGGAGTCGAATACTTGAACGTTTTACTTTCAACAACCCTATCTCCTTTAGTTGTAAAACTAGAAATAAAGTAACTACCACCATCTTGATATGCCCCGATACTCGTGTTATCTTCCCCTAGTGTGTAACAAGTGACTAACGTGTATGTCTTGCCAACTTCCGGCTTCTTGTCGTAATAATACCTACCCATGTTGTACGCCTGCGCCCCAAGCTCCACGTTACTCCCCTTCAACAGGTTGACCATGCCGATTTGGAGGTTGCCGACCTCGTACGTCACGGTTTGCGACACCTCTTGCTTGATCTGTCCGGGGATTGCGAGTATGTCCGTTTGAATGTTCGTTATCTGTCCCTGCTGCGTGTTTAACTGCCCTTGCTGGTTAGTTAATTGTCCTTGCAAGTTGTTCATTTGAGAATCGGTTTGACCGAACTTGTCCTCCACGCTGACACCGGAAGAGAGGGCGAATTTCCCCCTCAAGTAAACGTTCTTGCCGTAGAATCCAGAACCGGATAATTGTCCGAACACTTCATCCACTATCCCGGTTAGGTTCCCCTCTCTAGTAAGCAATTTACCGCTAAGGTTATAATCGTTTATACCGTCGTAAGTGTCAAGGTAAGGGGCATCGTTACCGTAAGCACTGAGCATCATGGCACTTTGACGAGCCTTGTCCGTCCTGTTACCGAGCAGGATCACCTCGTCGCCGGGTTGTGGTATCCCCGAACCCGGTTCGCAATCCGTTTTACTCAAGACGAAGTAATCGTCTCCCGCCTCGGTTGTCAAACGCCAGTAACGGTTTATACCCTTCCCTGTAAACGTCTGGTGAAAGGCTTGGTCGTTTAACACGAAAGGCTCTGGGATGGTCTGGTCATCGGTGTTGAAGGAACACTTGTAACCGTTCTCTAGCTCTTCCACGGTTGAAATCTTGATACTTGCCGGGGACAGGAGTAACTGGCCTCCAACGGCACGAACACGCTGGATCAACAACTCGAAGACGTTCATGCGTTTCCTCACGGTGATCTCGTCGAGTTCAAGGTGATTGTCCTTTAGCCTTGTCCCGGCACCGAGAAGGCCCGAAACGAACTCCGGAGTGGTAAGCTCGTTGAAGATGAAAAGAGGGGAGGTAACGCTATTGAACTCCACCGGATCATAAGTGTGGAGCTTTTGATCGAACCATAACGGTCTCCACTGGTTGATAAGGATATTAAATAATCTTCGAACATCTTCTAAACTGATAAGCTGTTTTAATGTAACTTGTATTTGTTCGATTTGATTATTCACGTTATCCTCGTAAGAATACAATATTTCGTCACCAAGCTCATAGTTTATTTCGTCACTACTAGAAGATTGGTTTATCGCCAATATTCTAGTGTTAATGCTATGATCACCAACTTTTACTGTTATGCTATCCCCAATTTCAAGAGAATAACCTTTTTTTCGTAAAAATCTTTTACTAACTTTTACACTTGGAGCGTATTGTGGTTCACTCCTTTTATTTAATTCTTCTTGTGTCGCTTTTCTTAATTCTTCTTCAGCCTCGTCAATGTAGGATTGAGGCATATTTATATTTAGCAAGACAAAAACGTCCCCAATTCTAGGTTGCCTACTTGTGTTAGGCAGCCTGTAACCATCCTCTTCTTCTTGAACGATGATTTGTAACGTTTTATCAGTGTTATTCCAGCTATTATCAACAATTTCAAATTCACTTCCGGTTAGATCTCCTGTTTGGAATTTTATTAATGGAGTTTTATCATCTGCGTATTGTTGTGATAGATCAAACGGGAGATCAAGTTTTAACTTCCATGAAGTTGCTTTTTCTATATCTTCTGGAATTGTTACTTCTAAAACGGTTTTATTTATTAGTCGTGGATATATATTATCGTTCGTGTAAACACCCGTGATTTTGCCGTATTTGTCAATATTCTTTTCTAGTATCTCGTTCCCTAAATTCAACCGCTTTGGCGTGTCGGGGGACACATAATCTTTGGGAAGGTTAATCGTTCCACCTTTCCCAATTAACCGGGTTACGATTGATGTGTTTTGTACTTTATCAAGTCTAACCGAATATCCACCTTTCTCTTTGCCGTATTCGAACACTACATCCACGTCTTTCCCGATACGGTATTTCACGTTAATACTAGTGCCTATAAGGTTCCATTCCATGTTTGCCGCCTCGCATATATCATCGAGAGCTTGGAAACAAGAGCTATTGTCAAATTCGAGATCGATAATATTACCCTCGTCAATATCCCCTGCAGTGTATTCTTGTTGATCCTCGTTCAAGGATAATATTACAAGATCAACGAATTCTTTTATTCCCCCGTGATAAGGGAATGTGGTCGCTCCCTCGTCTTTCACAATGGAAAATTTCAACTTATAGTCAGGAGAACGAAAGACAAGAGGGTAGGAGAAGACCCCATTACTTTCTTCCACGTCAATAGGGTCATAAATAGTGTAATGGCTACCGTCTTCTATGATGTAATCCCCTATTTTGATGTCAAGACTATCCTTTGATTCAACATTAAATGACACGTTATTATCGTGAGACATCGAACGTCTTATGTCATCATCTTCTATTACGAAATCGTGCTTCTTTACGCCTAGCCTGTATATGCTATATGTCTTCATTTGCATTGATCATTTTGCTTGTTTCAATTAGCTCGCACGTGAATTTTGCCACGATAATATCTTTCATGATAACATTCGTGATGGTAAATCCATTAATAGCAAAACAATAAATAGATCTGCCTCGATAATTTATTGTTCTTAGTCCAGTACTTCCGAATAATCTGTATAGCGATTTTATTCTTGATTTGAAATCTTCAAAAGAAGTTGCTACAACGTGAGCCGAAATAGTAACCTTGCCCTTGTCTTCTCCTCCTGTTGATCGAATTGTTCTATCCGGGTTTTGAGTCACGTCAAGGGATTTGAGAGGTTTAATATTAAAACTCCCATTAATTTTTTCAATGTATAAACCTAAAGATTTCCAAGAATAATCATCAATATCCTTGATCGTTGATATAGGTGGTAATGTTCCGGATAAATCTGGAGTTGGTTCAACGAATGAAATGCTTATTCTTGCGTTATTTTTGTCAATAGGGGTGATGTCTATGCTCTTGTTGACTTTAACATTCCATGACCCCCATTTACAAGATAGCATGGATAATTCAGGTAGTGCTAAAACGTAATTTTGTAAAGACCGAACATTTAATTCAAGATTCCCGATAATGTACCCGGTGAATCTAATGCTTCTTGAGTCAAATTGAATATCGCTTTCGTCTACATAAGGATCTACACCGTTTTCACGAGGCCAGTCAAAATAAGTGTCACCAATTCTTTTAGGAAGGTCAAAGCATCCCGACAAAGCTATATGCTTGTTGCTACGAGATGGTACGATACCAAAATCAGAAAGAGGTTTATTATTAAGATAATATTCAGCCATTCCGTCCGTAGATATTTGGGTGGCATGTAACATCACATGCTTTAACAAAGATATAAAATTATAGTTTCTTTCAAAAGAATAATATCAAAATTTTATACAGTATAAAATCATGAATCTTTCTTAAATACATCCTTGTACGTGAAATATTTTTCAGCGTAAGCTTTATTATCAAGAATGTAATCTGGTTTTGAGTCCCAACCAGATATTTGTTTTTTGTGCTTTTGCGACCAATCAATGAATTTCTTCGGGATAGATGATACTTGTTTCACCTGAATATCTTCTGCGTTACCTCCTGCCAGAATAGCGTCTTCCATCTTTTCCAAGTCAATCCTTGGAGCGAATACAGGTTCCATGACGCAACGACATTGAACGTGCCAACCATGCCACTTGAAATCCTTTGGATACACGCCTTGTGCATAATCACATATATCAACGAATGGTTTCCCGTTTAGCGTGTGATTATTGGATAACCTAATCCTGAATCCAACAATGGCGGGATTATATTGATAGCTTTCCCATTCTGCACGTCTATATGATTTGTTTATCTCGTTACGGCATAATCTCATTGCGTTTTTATAACTTGACCTGTAAACGCCCTGCCCCGGATGGTACTCTTTTGCCGCTTTGCTTAATTTTAACTCTCCAGTTTCTGCGTCACGGACTCTCCTATAAAGTCGGTCAGGTTCTTGCAAGCACTTGCGAATATCACGTGATAACTCGTTTGCGCTCTTTCCATCTACAAATGCAAGTTGTAAGGAATCTTCGATTTGTCCTTTTATTCCCTCTTTCCATACACGTGAAGATATTCTGAAATCCTTTTTACTCATGGTAAAACTATCGAGGGATTTCTTCCTATGTTCAAATATGCCGTTTGCCCGTAATTTTTCAAATAGACCTTCAGGAATGATGGATTTAATCTCTTTCTCTGCAATTTTTTCTCCAATTTTCCATGAGATATTCGATGATGTAGTATTTATCACGTGTATATCATCAACAAGGCTATCAATGTGATTGCTTATAGCATTTGATAGCCTTTTCATCTCGCTTAAAAATTTTTGCTCCTTAGAAGACAGGTAAGACTTGATAAGCCCCATGTTAGAAATATCATCCACGAATTTATTGAAGGCGTCATCAATTCGTGTTGATGTCTCTATCTGCAACTGATCTAGCATTTTTTTTAGTTCCTCGATGGTGAGTTTATCTAGGTTCATTCTTCTTCTGTGTTATTTCTGAATTGCCCGAATAAAGATCCTGCACCCATTTGCTCGGATAACATTTGTTGTTTTTCCTCTAGCTCTGTCTTTATTTTATCTATTTCAGATTGAACATCTTTAATGTAATCGATCAAAGACATAGCCGTTTCTTGACTTAGGAGACCTGCATCTCTCAGTTTGATAATATCGCTTATTTTCTCGCTAATGTCATCTTGGAATGGTTCTCCAAATTCCGAATGGACTATTAATTTTTCCATCTCTGATTTTAGAGAAATGTCAAGAACATTGCCGATTATAGCTTTAATCAAATTTGCTTCCCTGTCTTGAGCTATCGAGTATATTTCTATATTTTTAGCTCGTTTCATGTAGCCTAATGCCATAGCTCTCCTTAACGCCCTTCCAGTAGGTGCCCCTGCGGATATTAAAGCTTCAAAAGTAAGGTCTGGTGTCATTGACATTACCTTGATTACCTTGTCTAAATCTTCAATTTCATTCTTTTTTAGGTCAACGGCAGTATCTACCGTGAGATACTCCATGATACTATCTTTTGTTGGCAATCCGACAGTTTTACCTCCTCCACTCGTGTCTGGATCAGGAAGGCCACTTTTAATGCTATTATTTATTTTTGCTTCATTTCGAGCAATCATAATATCTGTTGACATTTTCAAGATAGGATCCGCCACGTAGTCATTAACATCAGATACACGTGATCGTAACTCTTCAAGCCTGTCTATTAATGCTTGCACACCATCCCATGCTTTGGGTTGTTGCACATATATAACTGGTATTTTGCCAATATCGTTTTTCTCTGTTATAACATCCCAGCCAATATTCTTTTGAGTGCATCTGAAAACGTAATCTGGGCAGTAAATATCAAAATGCCGAACGATTGTATTACCTTCTTTCAAGTAATACCCATGCCCGAATGCAAGCATATTTCCATATTGATCAAATAAAGGTCTAATTTCGTCTCCTTTCGTCTTGGCAAGGACTTTTACCCCAACTTTTTTCTTTTGTGTTTCTGTGTCCATGTACACGTAATACAATTTTGCGGATTCAGTTTCACCACCAGCAGTTCTTTTAAATTCTCGCTGTGTCGTTCCCCAGCGAGTGTTTTTTAAAAAATTGCCGAAAGCCTCAAACGCCCTATCCGTATTTATTGATGTTTGATTCCAAGTTGGCATCGTGCCATATAAAAACGCTAACTCGACCTCGTTTATGTGTCGCTGACAGGGGATTGCAAGTTTTGCCGTTATCTTGTCTGGTTTGCCGATTCTTTTCTTGTTTGGCCTTCGATTAACCTTGTGCAATGCTGGATCTAATTCAGATATTGCGATTTCAACATCTGAATCCCTACATTGGAAAGATTGTATGGCCTTGTTTATATCCTTATCCTTGATAAGTTCTAACAAATCTCTTTTTGCACCAAAAGTATTAAGGAACCAATTTACTGAAGAATTGAAAAAGTCTATTATTATCATGCCTGCCGTTGATTTTAGTAGCTTGCAACATCACAAGCTTGTTTCACAAAAATATCTACAATTTACAACAAATCAAAGTATTCATCCGCATTATTAGGTAATGGGGTGATGTCTTTATAATCAAAATACGCTCTCATCATTATAACATCTCTCCAGTCCGGAGAGCGACCAATATCTTTCTTTATTTCTTCTTTAGGTTTAATTTTCAATTTCCCGTCAGAGTCAACATCCCATGATTGCATTTGTTCAAGCTCGATGATTATGCATTCTTTATCATCTTCGCTTATTTCAGCCTCAAAACCCACGTCATTACCATTGACGTGTTCCGCTAACTTGTACACGCATTGAGATTGTAGATTCTGGTAATTCTCCCCATCAAAAGGTTTTCCGCCATTATGGAAACCGAGTATACGACAAGAATCAACTACACCACCGCCAACACCATCCTCGTCAGCAATACACCTGTACGTTGGGATTTGGTATTTTTGTCTAAGATGCATGATTGCTGATTGGATTTGTGTTGTACTACTAATATCAAACACCATGTAATCAATAATCACGTAGCCATCCCATACAAGTATAATAGCTTTATCTGACCCATACCTTGCTATATCGGCGGTCAAGTATCTTTTTCCAGTTTTCTTGGCTATAGCGTTGTTGAATATTTCTGTGATTGCATCGTAGGAGCAAAGCATGTTTGGGTTATCATCGTAATCCCAATTTCCCTTCCTCAGCCTCTCGTATTTTACCTTGTCTTTTGTAGATTCAAGAGCCTCCACGTAACCTTTATCCATAAACGGGTTGTCATCAACTAGACATGACAAATATCTCATGTATGAGGGAAGTTCATCGTTTTTTGCTGGCTTGTAAAATGTTGTGTACATCCAGTTTTTTTTCGGGTTACAAGAAATGAATATTTTACGTAAAAGTCCATATTGAGAATTCAAGTGCCGCCCGACACGGGTTTTAAGAGTATCGTAAGCACCGAAATCAATCTCTCCACCTTCCTCGATCCATCCCCCTGTATACTCAGATGAACCATATCTTTCATACATGGGGTCTGAAGGTAAATACCGAAGGTCTAGCAAGTCAATCCTAGATCCGTTTTTGAATTCGATAAAATGATCTTGCCCGTTATAAGTAAAGTCAACACCTCTTTTAATATTATACATCGAACATACCTTGTAAAAAGTAATCAACGTGGTTTCTCTTAGGCTTTTTAATTCTTTACGCCCTATAAACCATTTTGTGCCGGGATAAGCCAAGCATGAAAAAGCAAGCCAAGTACATCCAGTCCATGATTTCGCTCCTCCTGCGGCACCCCCGTAAAGCAATTCAACGACATCGTTCCCAGTCAACACTTGTAAGGCTTGTTCTTGTTTTAAATGCTTTAACCCGGCACAAATCGTGACAAAATCAAACATGCCACGTTTGAACATTTCAATCTCTGCAGATAAGAGCGGGTGATATGTTATCTTTTCAGCCATTAGCCTTTTTTAAAAGATTATAGTATAGGGTTAATTCTTCTTGAGATAGTTTACTTAGGTCGATACTCTCGAAAATATTCTTCCCATCTTTCCCAGTGATCTCTTGCTTTACAGGTGCGTCAAAACCTAACATCTTGCTAATGCTATCCAAGCTTTTCTGCTTGTCATATAACTTTATTTTGACGAATTCTTCTTCTACTGGCTCGTCACCAATTGTTCTTTTGATTGTTTTTGTTGACACTTCTTGTATACAAGCCTTATCATCGTCAGATAAAGATTCAAATTCTTTCAAGGTTATCCACCCGCTCCTGAATCTAGCGGCATTAGAGAAAGCAAGTTTCTCGTGTTCTTTTAGTACACGCAATGCTGAAATACCCGATGTTCTAGCGAGATTAGCTTGCATTTCTTCAATTCGCTTTTTAATTTGAGGTTTTTTGAGGTTTTCATATCCAGTTGCGTAAGCGGCAGTTGGATTATATCCAGCTCTAATAGCTGCTTGGGTTGCGTTGAAGTCAATACAATATTCGTAACAGAAACGCTCCTGTTTGTTGGTTAATTTAATCTCGTTGTTATCCTTCATCTTCCCCAATGTGCTCATGCTACTTCGTGTATTTCTTGTTCGAGTTAGTTTCTAGTGTTTTTAGTCTGTTGTCTATGCTCTTGAGGGTTGTTCCGATGCCATCCGTGTTGTCGGCAGTTCTTCCAGTATTTGAAGCTATCATGTCAAGAATGTCGTTAGATTTTGAAATAGCAGCTTTATAATCCGAGCGTAACGAGATTAGTTCCGTGTGAATATTCTTCGTCACGTCATACTGTCCCCGCCAGATACCCATCATAACAGATGCTGTTTCTTCTGTTATGGTCTCTGAAATCGCCCCCGCTTGACTATTAGGAACTGCTCCTTCCAAGTTCACCCCGGCGGCGTTTAATAGTTCATCAATTCTATTTTGAGCTTCATTATAAATGGTTTCGTATTTCTCCCGAAGAGTTTCAACATCAGACGCTGATAACGCACCATCTTTAGACATCTTGTCAAACTGATCGTACCATTCTTTCATTTCTTTATTTAGGTAATCTGATTTGACAACGTTTAATATAGATTGTCTCATGTAGTCCTCGAAGTTATCAGAAATGTCTTTAAATGTCGTGTCTGCACTTAAAAGGAAATCATCTAAACCGTCTCGAGCTTCATCAAAATTAATCCCGGTATTAATCTCGCTAACGGTTTCTTTTAATTGATCCGCTTGCTCGTTTAATTTATCCCACTCATCGACGATACTTTTCCACTTGTCCGCATCAGTTAAACTGTATCCCTGTTTCTCTAGCTCAATTAAAGTGGTGAATCCATCTTTAAATGCTATTTGTCCTCCGCTTAAAAAATCTTTTAATTGTTCTACCGTTGCCAACCCAAGATCTCTAACGTCAAGGTCGTTATTTTTTCCTTTTTTCCCTAGAATTTCATTCTTCCATAGCTTGCTATATTGTACTTGGATTAAATCTTGCTGAGCTTTTATAGCTTCTTCTGTTGTTAGTTTTAACCCGTTTCTTTCAGCGGTAGTTGCAGCTTTGATTAGATCAATACGTTTTTCAATGAGGTTATTTATAATCTCGTTCGTTTCCGCTATTTTGTTCGTGACCTTGGATAGTCTCTCGGAATCTTTTTCTGCTTTGCTTTTCCCCTTGAACATACTGAAGATCTTGGTGACAACTTGAAGAGCTGCGGATACTATTGCTAGTATCACGGAGGCGGTCTCAACCGCTTTAATTGCTTTGGCGGCGGCGTCACTCATCCCTTCAACTGATTTAATTGATCCAGTGGTTAGCGTGATGATACCATCAATCATTGATAATATCGCGGTGCTTATACTACCCGCAGAAGACAATAACTCTCCGGCAGTTCCCCCAATACTATCACCTATCTCTTTGAATTGTTCATCTACTTTAGATAACGTCTTGTAAAGTTCTTGCCAATCTTTTACACTTCTTTTGTCTGGCGAAGTACTTGTCTTCTTTTTTTGATTGGCTATTTCTTTTTCTAAAGTCACTACTTTAGCTATAGCTTCTGCGAGTTTATCACCGCCCACGCCTGCGATTTGTAAAGATCCTAGTAATGCTCTAGCTTCACGTAATCTTTTTTGAAGTTCTTCCATTGAAAATGTGGCAATTTGATTCATCCAAATCTCGAATTCTTCATTTCGAGATGCGAATTCCATTGCTATTTCCTTTAAAGCTTCTTCTTTCTGGTAATTCAATTCATTGATGGCACTATCTATCTCGCTAGCGTTTGAAGTTGTTCGTCTAGATTCTAAAGTTTGCTTATCTTTAGCGTACTTGTCATCGATACTTCTCCTTTTGGCATCAAAATCTTGATATTGTTTTAGGAGATCGTCAAGTTCCTTTTTGTATACCTCTGCGGTATCTTTGTTTTTAATGTTTTCGGCAGAAGTGAAAGCTGTCGATACTTGAATGTTTTGTTCGGTCGTTAATTTCCCGCCTTGCTCTTTAGCCCATTTATCGGCAAGTTTTTTTATCTCGGTAATTCTTCTTTGATAGTCAAGATTGATTTGAGCGATCTCTTTTTCCGTACCTTCTTTCATGAGTTCGATACGGGAATTTTGGTTTTGTTCCTCCAGGGAAAGGAGTTCTTCGTTGATTTTTTTTACAGTTTCTAGCCTTCTCTTTTCCGCATCTTTTGTGGCTTTTGAAGCACCTGTTATCGCTTCTTTTTCTTTATTTAACTGATCAATTCGTTTTTGATAATCATTAAACTCCTTGCTTGTGGTTGATGTTTCTTGAAGATCTTTTAATGCTTTAATTTCATCTTCGTACCATTTAACTGTTTTCTTTACTTCTTCACCACGTTTAGCTGCTTCTTCTTTAGCTCTTTTTTCTGCTTCTTCTTGGGATTTGATGTCAGAATTTATTTTGTTTAAGATGGAATTTTGTTCTCCTAATTCTTGATTTAATTCTTTGAGACGTTTGTTGGCTTTGTTTAAACGTTCCCCTCTATTTTTAACTGCAGTTTTATTTAGAAAATCGATCTCTTTCTTTATTGCGGATATAGCATTTTGAGTCTCTTTTATTTTAGTTTCGGCATCAGCCTTGTTTTTTTCACGTATAGCTTTGGCTAGACGATCATTTAATTCTATTAGATTTACGGTCTTCAAGGATTCAAGATCCATATCTTTAAAATATTGTGGATCTATTTTTCTCAGACTTTCTAATGCAAGTTGACGTGAGTATGTTGCATTCGTCTCGTCGCTCGCAATCCCAATTAATGTTTTAATCTCTTCTGCTTGTTTTTCTGCCTCTTTGTTAAATTTTTCAAGGGCTATTCTTGCTGTATCAGTTTTCTTTGTGAACTGGTATAGGGCTGTCCCCACCCCGACTAAAACAGTTGCGAGTAGTACGTAAGGATTTGCTTTAGTGGCAAGATTAAAAGCTATTTGCGCATCTTTGGCGGTTCGTATTGTTTTGGCAAGTGATAACCATGTAGATATAGTTTGAATTGATACAGATATTTTTTGCGCGGCAGCAACAGCAATTAAAGAAGCTTTATAGGTTCCGTAAGTTGCGATGAGAATTTTTAGAATATTAAGAACCTTCTCGTAATTTTCAACTATATATGTGGCTCCAGAGATGACGTCAGAGATAATCCCTTCATTGGCTTGGCCTATGTTGTTAAACATCATGTCTAGTGCATCGCCAAGGTTAGATATTTGTCCAGTAATTGTTTTACTTTGATTCTCCATCAAATTGTAGAACTTGCCTCCTTCGTTTGTCATTTGCTCGATGACTTTTCTCACATCCTCGAATCCAATTTTGCCGGCGGTAACCATATCGTTTATTTCCGAGGTCGTTTTACCGTACATGTCGGCCAAACCTTGTAAAACGGGGATACCAGAAGATTGGAATTGCAGCATATCACGTGCGTATAATCTCCCTTGCACGGCTGTTGTTCCATACAAGAAAGTAAGACGTTCCAAAGGAAGCCCTAATCCTGCAGCCACGTTTCCTAACCGGATCAAAGTTTCGTTCACGTCTTCAGCCGCAAAACCATAGGCAAGTAATTGTCTAGCTCCATCAGCTACACCTTTTAAATCAAATGGCGTTTTAGCTGCTGTTTCGACAAGTTGACTCATGAGTGCGGCTGATTTTTCCTGACTACCTAATAACGTTGTGAAAGCTACTTCTAGTTGTTGGAATTGTCCCCTTGTTTCGGCTATTTTTCTAGCTATATCTAATGACAAGTACGCCGTGGCGGCTTGTTTCATACGGGTCCATGCTGTACTCATTACATTACCTTGTTGATCCGTGATAACCCCCATGCGTGTCACTTCTTGGCGGTATCTTGCTGCCGTTTTGACCAAATCGTTAATGTCTAATTTTGCCTGTATATTTAATTGCCCGTCTGCCATGATATTATCCGAATATGTTTTCTCCTGTTATGATATTATTTTTTTTACTTTTTCTCTTGCCTCTTCCGTGCTTGCCATCGTCTTCTTCATCGTGATCGTAAGAGGGAATGCATCCTAACAACATTTGCAGGTTCACCCAGCTTATGCCGGACATCGCTGTTCTAACATCCATGTGCAACCCTTCTATTGCAGCGTACCATATTGCCCAAGGGGAGTCACTTTTGTTGGAGTCGCTATCCTTAGGTTTCTTTTTAGGAAAATTATATTGGTCAAAAAAAAACTGGTATTCAAGCGATCAACGTACAACTCTTGTAAAGAGGTAAATTCTTTCTCTCCAAGGTGCATCGTGATATATTCCCTGTTTTTCTCCCGGTCTTGTGGATTCCTGAACATGATAACTAACGACATATCTAGCATACGTTGAACGTCTTGCATGTGATTTAAAGTCGCTCCAAGTAAATCGTATTTGGCATCTTCCTCCGTGATGTCATTCATCCGTGAAACTAGAGCGTCAATATCCAGTAATTGCCCGAACGTGAGAGGCAATACTTTAAAATTCTTTTGCCCTATTTTAATCACTGTAGGGGATTCATTCGCTTCTTCTGAAACTCTTTGTTGTACGGTTTTACTCATCTTTATTTTATTTGAAACGGGAAGTTTGCACCTCCCGTTTTGATCGTTCGTGTTGTTAAATTACTCGGAAATCACCTTGTGACGATAATTACCAATAACATTACCGTTCTTGTCTTTGTTACCTAACAATGTACCGCTTAATGACAGCGTGAGCAGCCCGGATTTTCCTCTCGTACCGGTTACTTTAGCGATAACCTTGACAGGCATGTATTCCCATTGCCTTTGCGCATACCCGGCAACTTTTTTGTCCACGATTTTTATTGCCTGTAACGGCAGTTCAAAGGATGGATTGTTGACGTAATAACCGTTATTGGGGTCCTCGGCGGTTTCGTTCAGCTTGTCACCAAGCCAGTATTTTAAAGATTCAGGGGAAAGGTCGTATGATACGAGGTTGAACGTTTTGCGGCCTTTTTCTGTCGTTAATTGAAGCAATGGATCGTCCATGTCTTCTACCATGATGTCTTCAACGGTATCATCATCCTTGTCTTCTGTCACGGAATCAATTTGGATTAACTTGAAATCCCGTGTCGTGACACCGGATGCGAAATCTGGGAACTGTCCGGCGGTTTCTCCTGACGTGTTCGCGGTTTGGAAAGTGATACTTTCTATACCATGTGAAATATCTGCTGCATCAGCCATAATTTATAAATTTAAATAGGTTACTTTAATTTTAAAATTTCTGTAATAAGTTTTATTGTCATCCTTGAAATCCTCGTGATCAATCACGGAGAATGTGAATTTACCGAACGTGGTGAAATACTGGCTAAAGACATCTTTTTCTTGTCTGAATAATTGGTAAACGTTATCACTTATCTCTTCGATTCGGTCAACATTTTTGATTCCCTTGTCTCGTTCTGGTACGTGAACGTTGACATTAATCTCTCCGTTGGCAATAACACTTTCGTGATCATTGTCAAGCGGTATTATCTCGATATAATCACCAATGTAATCAGGGTCACGGGTGTCTTTCCTGAACACGGGGACGCCATTAGTTTTTCCATTTAAAACCTTGTACACCGATAATTCAACGTCGTAATCTATCATTTGAATCCAGCTTTTTTTAGTACTCGTTCGATCATATCATTGACTTCTTTTTGCAAGTATTTTCCTGATCTTGATAAAACGTTAAATCCCTTGCTCTCCACTGGTCTTGCGTAATTCATCCCGGCTACAACGATGAGAGTGTACCCATCACCAGCGTTTTTAGCTAGTTCAGTGGCGTATTTTTCTCCCTCTTTAATTCCATTATCTCCACTCTCGCTTCCCCCGCTAGCCTGTTGAAATCCACCCCTACGAATTATTTTTCCGTCTTTTACAAGTATAAAACCAATAGAACTCCTCAAGTTGCTAGTCCTATTCTTGTAACTGCCATTTTTTTTAGCGTTGATTACGACTTTAGGTCCTATAACTTCGATGAAATTGAACCGAATCGCCCTGTCTAAATCTTTAACTTTCCTTTCTAAAAGCTGGGATAAAGACTTGAGCATGTCATGATCGTATGCTAAACCGTCTTTCATTCCACTTCAATTAAATAATCAAACATCGTTGACAAGCTATTCGCTACAGTCCCAATGACATTTTTTATCGTTCCGTCTTCCTTGCTCAGTCTCACGTGTGCCCCTCTACCCGGAAGATGGTTAGGATCAATAGATTTAGGGAGAAATACAGAATAAGATCGGACATAAGTACCACTTGCGGTTCTCGCACTTTCTGTTTCAATCCTGCAAGGGGATAGCTTGATATACGATGCTTTATCTATTTCGTTAGAAACGACGGGAGATCCTGTCTCGGGGTTGTATTGTATTTCCCCGGGGTTAGGAACTCCCGATCCCTCTAAAATTTCTATCGTGTCATTGTAATAATACATTACCAAGTTGGAGTATAGTCCTTTAGCGTGTTATCTCCCAAAACGTTCGGCAATCCAAGTTCGTTAGCGAGCAAGGAATACCACGTCAAGATATTATCCGTTAACCAGCTAACAGAGAATTTTCCTTCCGACACGTTTGCTTTCGGGAGGATGGAAGAAAAGCTATTGTACAAAGCTTTCTTGGCAACGCTCACGTCAACTTCATCGTCCGGGTTAATTCCTTCTGCTTGTTTTATGCCTTCTAGCAAGTTTGATATTTTGCCGGGAGACATGTACAGGTCAGATAACTCGTTTGATATGTATTCCTTGTACGTCATGTTACTTGTTTTTTTCGTTTTTCCTTGTCTTATCCAGTACTTCCTTCTCAACCAATCCTAAAGAGGCGAGATAATTCGCTCTTTGATCATCGAAATTCTCGAAGGTGCCTTTTTTATACACCTTCGAAAAATTGTCTTTATCCCTGAACTCTTTTAGAATCTTAACTTTCATGCCTGTACTGTTTCGATGTCTTGCGTGTAAATACGCTCAACGTTATAGATTACCGGAACAACACGTGCTTGAGAAGTCGTGTATTCACGTAATGACGGACGATTTACCCTGTATTTAGAAACAAGTATGTATTGATCTGCCGTTTGATATGAAACACCCGCAACAGGGTGATTCATCTCGGCTAATCGGGTCCATACAAGACTACCAATTTTATTGTCGCAGACAAAAACGATTGTTCCTTTTTTCCATGGCTTCTCGTTTGTTTTAACACCGTTTTTCTCGTACTTGATAGTGCGGTCAACCTCTTCTATAGTAAACCCAAATTTGTTGTTCAAAACGGCATTTACTTGGTCTTTCCCTAGAACGGGAACGGAAGTTCCTACAAAGCCTTGAATAAAGGCAAATTGTTCTCTAGCCTGCTTAGATGCGGCAAAAGCATCGATCCAGTACTTATCTGCGTAAGCTTTGATAATCACGTTACCATCTTCACTCGCCTTATTCACGACTTTATTGATGTCATCAATAGGCGTGGCGGTGTCAACGTTGCCATTCCATTTTACCTTAACCCCGAACTTGTTTGCATCGAGGTACCCGTAATTTACTCGAACTCCAGAGCCAACGTTATTATTGTCAGCTAAAGCGATACCAGTGGATAAACCCTGCAAGAACATTCCTTCGAGTCGTTCATAAACACCCGCGATAACACGAGGACCATCTTCAAAGATTTTTTGAACAATGGTGTTGATGTCCATACCTTGAGCGATCATAGCGTCAATGTCTGACATCTGTTTCTCGTTTAAGAATAATTCCATCCCTAATTTCGGGAGATTCCCACTTGCTCTACTCAAAGAATCTCTAGATTTTAAGGGTAGGGGAGAATCCATCGCAACAACATCAGCCGCCACTCTTGTGTACATTCCAGACAAGACTTCCCATCTCCCGTCTACAGAGTAAACAGGTGTCAATAATTGTTTGAATAGGTACGACAATCCTGTTTGTTTTTTGTCATTTAATTTTTCCACGATACTCAAAACGAGTTTTGGGAAATACCTTTGGATGTATTCAAAATAAAGTGATTTTTCCATTTTTTTAGTCCTCCTGATAATCAATTAGTGGTAACGCTGTCTTTACTTCTTCAAGGATTGTGTCCATTGCAAATGGTGTTGCCTTGGGATTAATTGTCCCTCTCAGCATGATTGCCGCTATCGGTTTTTTGACCGAAATTGATGCAACTAAATATCCTGCATACGAGGCTTCTTCTGGTAGTGTACCATAAGCATCACCGCCCTCGTTCAGAGGCATTGGTTTGTAAACACCAGAACTATCCTTGATGATTACATGCCCGGCTTTAATAACTGGATGTGGAAAACCTGCAACATCCAGAGTAACACCTCCGCGAACCCCGTCAAAGTGATTAACGATAACAATGTTATCCAAATCTGTGACGATTTCTTCTTTTTCGTTTACTAAATCTACTACTGTTCCCATTTTTTAAAAACTCATGTGTTCAACAATGCTATCCGCTTCTTCTTTGGAAATTTCTCCCTTGGATTGCGGGAATGGATTTACTCCCGGTAGTCCCTTGTCAATTTGACGTTGTTTATAATTCGTGAGATGTTTGGAAATCCCATCGTTGTCTAAAGAATCGGGAATACTCAAAAATTCCAAATCTCTTTCGTCTATACCCAACCTTTTAAGTTCTCCGGAAATAAATGATTGCCGATTGGCTAAATCTTTTTCTTGTCTGAACTTGACATTTTCATCTTGAAGACGTTCTATTATTTTGTCTTGTTCTTCCTTGTAAGTTTTAAACCATGCTGGCATTTGATCGGGTTCTTCTTCTTTTTTAGGAGTGCCCCCTTGAGATTTTTCCAGTTCGTCATATTTTTTTTGTAGTTCCGATTTCTCGGTTCTAACCTTGTCAATGTCGCCCCGGAACGATTTTAATAAGATTTCGACCCCTGCGATTGCAGTTTCGATTTGAGATTCTTCGGTAACGTTCCCGGATAGATATTCGGCCACGCCATCGAAGGCTTTGTCCCCGAACCCTAAATTCTTGTATTTAGTTTTCAAGGCAGATAGAATTTTTTCTTTCATTTTTAGGCAATAAAAAAAGGACGAAAGCCTAATAGCATGTTTACTATCAGGCCCTCGTCCTTGTTTGTAATTCCGTTCTTTAACACTAGGTTGCCTGCAACTTCACAGGCCTGATTGTATGACAAATATAGATAATTATCATGTTTAAAGCAAATATTTTCAACGAATTAACCACGTTAATTTAAGAATTAAACTATTTTTTTGAAATGATTTGTTTGCAAAAGAGCATGAAGTATGCAAAAAGTTTGCAAATTATTTTTATTGTAGTTGTAATGATATGATATTTAGTAGTATATGGTTGATTTTATTTTGCTTTGGGAGCAGAGGGTCGCAGGTTCGAATCCTGTCACCCCGAC